AACGACGACTGGTTTTTTGAGTTTATTTGCTAATATTTCTGCCGATTGCTTGGCAATTTCTTCTGGATTGTCGCTTCTTAACTCTGGATAAGAGATCTCAATATGATTAACTTTAATTTCTGGCTCTAAAATCGGCTCATCATCCCTTCTTGTTATATGAAAACCATCAATTGTCTCTGCATAACCGAAACGAGAAATTCCATCATTTCCAATTGCCCGATAAATTAAAATAATTTTTTCATTTTGGATAACCGCAGCACAGTTAAAAACTGCTTTGGTTTCCCACCAATTTTTAGTTGGCTCCAAAATTGGATTTTTTTTATATCTTTCATATATCCTCCAATTATTAGTTTGAATCCCAACTTATGAAGGCGTCTTCGTTGGTCATCATCCCTCTATCAATTTAGCTATTTTTCTAATCAAGGCTTTTCTCCACAATTCGGCGGACTTATAAGCCATTTGTTTTTCTTTCAACCACTTTTTTATTTCTGCGATAATTTCTTCGTTAGTCATAAATTCTCCAATAACTCGGCAAAATCATTGTCGGCAATTAGTCTTGATACTTCGCCTGAAGTTTTCACATAACTCCACTTCATAAGATAATCTACTATCTTATATACCTTTGCTTCAGCAGAGGGTTTGTCTTCTTCGTGCGTATGTTCTGGCTTGGCTAGACCATAGCTTGCCACTTCATCAATTTTTTTCATAAATCTCCTTCCATTGCTTTTTCTATTTCGGGGTCTAGTTGACCTTCTGGGTCATCATCTAAACTCTGACTCTCTGAAGAAAAATCTTCTTTTTTTAAGAGGGTGTCAATTAAAGTTTTGGCTTGTTGGGAAGATTTTACTTCTTGAACTTTAATCTTGGCGGTGTTTTCTGTCAGACCTTGTTTTTTTACAAAGAGGTCTTTGATAAATTTAATCTGTTTTTCAGATGGCGGAAACTCGGATTTGGAATCTGAACCAGACCCACCTTGGGAAATGTGCGACATATCTTCGATGTCCTGGGTGAACAAGTCAGATAATCCGAAGGTGGATAGGACTGCATCTATAATGGCTGACTTTTTAGCCATTTTCATTGCTTTGTTCAAATCCCCTGCGTCTTGAGTCAAAGTCCTCGCTCCTACTCCAGAACCGATATATTCGCCATTTCTAAACAACTCCACTCTTAGTATAATCGCCCCTTTGTCCTTAACCTCTTGAGGAAGTCTTTCAAAAGTATCTTGGTCAACTTCCGGTTTTCCGATGGTGATGTTGAATAAAGAACAAAACTTCTCAGCCCCAGGCTTCCCTAGAGATTTTTTCCCCTTGATGAGATGATAGTCAGAACCCTCTTTTAATTGACCTTCAGCATATTCCAATAAAAGTTTTCTATTTGTTTTCTGAACTTCCAACATTTTTTCTAATTCTGCTGGGTTGATGCTGTTTCCAATCAAATTCTTTTGAGGTTCTATTGGGACTATTTCGTCTGACATTTCATCTCCTTATATTCTTCTTCTAAAAAAACTTTATTTTTATGGCAGGTATAAAATGTCCTATCAATATGTCTTCTTATTTGGTGTATATCCTCCGTATAATTGTTATGTGGCGTGAAACCCCAAGGATAAGGAGGATTGCCCGCAAACTCGCAACCGCAGAACCAAACCTCTTTCCCTTTAACTGTTTTCGTTAATTTCATTCATCTCCTTTATTAGATAATTTATTTCTTTTTTAGAAAACGAATATGTTATAACTTCAGCAATTGCTTCTAATGTTAGTTCTGGTTCTCCAAATCTCGCCCCAAAAAAATCATCAGCCAACTTTTCCATTGCCTGTCTTTTCATCGCTTCTTTCAAATTAAAGGTTGCAAAAAAATTATTTGTTCTTGCTATATCCATTTTACATTGAAAACAGTCACAGCTTTCATCTTGTTCTAAGTCAACATACTCTTTTAGTATTTCTCTTGCTTCTCTCTCTATTTTCCTCATATTTCCTCTTTTGGTTAATTAAATCTGGCTTGAGTTTTTGCCATTATCTCTTGGTCTCTGTCTACACTCTTACCTTGTTCCTCCCCTAAACATCCTTCATAGGTCGTGCAATCTTCTGGTTTGATATGAGCAAAAGTTCCGCACCAAAATCTTTTTTCTCCGCAAGAACATTCAAACCAACTGCCTTGCATAAAAAGATATTCTTGTTTCCATCGGTGTTTACACTTCATCTTATTTCCTTTCGGGTAGCATTTATTATTTTCCCACATATTTGGCAGATAAATTCATCATGATTTACCATTGGACCATAGTGAGAGTGTGCTAAAAACGCCTCGTCATTTAATAGTTTGGTTAGATATTCTATCTCTGCTTCATCAAAAACTTCTTTTATTATTTCAGCGACTCTTGTAAGTGGAATGCCTGCATTTTGGTCTCTAGTTTCTCTTAATGACGATAAAAGATTAAATTCTGTCCAACCGATTGCCACTTCTCTATTTTCCTCGTCAATATAAGTTTTTATAAATTCTTTTATTTTTTTTTCTGGTATTCGTACCCCAGCAATATTTTTTCTACCTTGTGCCCATACACTATCTTTTATATGGTCTTTGCCATTTTCAGCCCAAATATGGAAACTGTCATCATCCTGATAGATATAAACATCGCCATGTAAATATGCCATTATAATCCATCCTCATCATCAAATACGAATAATGGATAAATTTTATTATTTAGCATATATTGCATATCTCGGTGGGCGTACATCCCACATTTTTTACACTTTGATGTTAAGGTCATGCCAGTATATTCCCATAATTCTTCATCATATTCTTCAACTTTTTTGTGATGACATTTTTTCATAAACCATCCTGAAGACTACGCATTTCGCTTCTCATGTTTCTTGCAAGTTCCTGAATCCCTTGAAAACTGTTTATTAAGCCGTGATACTCTGCTCTTAAAATTCCTTCTTTTTCTCGTACCTGCACTACATCGTTATTTTTGTCTACACAAGCCTTCCGTATGTCTTGGCTTGGTGCTGATACGACTTCTATGAGAGCTTTCGCCTCAATCTTTTTCACTTCTATCTTCGCCAATTCTAATTCTCGTTCCTTAGTGGCTATCTCGCCTGGAAGGTTAATTAGTTTAAGATTTATTTCGTGGAGTTCCACTTTTTTCCTTTCTAAATAAAATTTTATTTATTTCCAATATTGCTTTGCTACTTAATATCCCCTTAAGTTCATATCGAAAGAATCCCACACCGTCCGTTATGTCCCGAAGAGACGGTTTCCCCTCTAAAAGAATATTTTTCTGAGTAATTTCAACTTCTTTGGCATATTTTGGATTAAGTTCCCAATTTTCTTCAATTCTTGTTGTTTTCATTTTTTTGGGCTGGAGATGAGCACGGCAGATATAAGTCCTCTCTGTCTCCAGCTTTTTACAAATTAGGATTATATTTTTTTAATCTTTTCTCTACTTCAGAATGGGGAATACGCCAATTATCATTTTCGCCTGTCTTGGCTTGGTTGGAAAGAGTCCCTAGATTTATTGCTTTTAGAATAGGTGTAAATTCACCGCAAGTACAGTTTTTCCTAGATTTTTTACAAACAGTGCACATCCCTACCATAATCCAAGCAGTGTGTTTTTTTATTCCAAAAACTCTTGAGAATTCATCTAACGAATAATATTTATCTTCTATTTGCATACATCTCCTTGTTCGGTAAATAGTTTTTATCTAAATATCCCTTTTTTTGTAATGCCTTTAAGTGGTCTAAAACTGCCTGATTGCTTTTGAACCCAAACGCTTTTTTAATCGTGGCGAAGGTTGGGGGTGCGAGTCTAACATTGGCTTGCATAAACTCCAGAATCTCCGTTTGCCTTATTGTTAATGCACAATCCAGAGAATGTGTCCAGAATATTTTTTGTCCATCACAACAATTCATTATTCCCTCGGATTTATCTGTTCTACTTTTGATACTTTTTCTTCAGTCAGCCCTTCGCTTTCCTCACTTCCCCTTGATTCAAATGCATCTTTCTGGCTGGCATACCTTTCGGGGATTTTGCCGTATTCCATCAATTTCGCACACACTGGGCAACCATCCTCTGGGGTCTGTTTGCAGTCGTGGTCGCTCATAATCAATTCTACTTGCTCATCCGATAGATTCTTCCAATCGATAGTCTCAAGCCCGTCTGCACGACTTCTAGCGGTTAATTCGCCTATCTCATCGGAATCCAGACCTTTGTCGTTGAGTTGTTCAACAGTTGGCATTTCATCTCCTTTTGGATTAGTATAACATAATGTAATATAAATGTCAAGTTATCCGTAAGGCGGAAATGGGGACTATTCTTAACTTATTTCCCTCAACCCGCTTCTGGGGATAGGCGAGAACGGCGGTCTTGCTGATTTCATAAATATGGGGGAATAGGGGCATTTCGTCTTTATCCCGGTAAGTGATTCTGACTCTATTCACATCCTCCAGACGCCCCTCATCTAGTCCGACAGATTTCGTTTCCCAAATAGGTTCACGAATAACGAAATCTCCCCTTGGAGATTCTGAAAAAACTTCATCAACCATATTGTTGAAATTAAGGTTGTTTTTTTCTTCGTAAAGACGATTTAGTTCTTTGTAAGTCGCAAGAGAAATTGTCTTTTTTTTAATAAACAAATCATTTAACCACATAAAAAATTCCGATGGCTTTAGTTTGAATTTTTCTTCAAGTTTTTTGAGTGTTTCTGGTTTCATTTAACATCTCCTCGAATTCTTTCACACTCATAAAATGTTCGTCTTTTATATGATCTTCACGGGATACATAATGCCCCTTACAATAAGGACATCGCCAGCAACCTGCTTTTTCTTTTGCTCTATCCCTTTTTCTGTGGATGTATTCAAAGCCCATTAGTTTTTAGTCATTTTGATAAAGTTAAAACTGCTCCCAACATTCTTCAATTTTTCCACAAGTTTTGCAAACCAAATAAGATAAAATCTTATCACCTTCAATTTTACTTGGTGGCCTTTCTTCAAATTCGTGTCCGCTCGTAAAAGCTCCAAAATCCATAAGCCCTCGCCAATTTTTACAAGTTGCTATGATAGTTCTAATAAAGCAGATTGTCCACCTTAGATTAAAATGTTTATCACTCATAATTCTCCTCATCATTTGCTAAAGTTGGCTAGATTCAAATTCATATCTCATCTCATCCATTTCATCTTGTTGTGCTTCTTCGTTCTTTCGTTCCCAATGTTTCTCTACTTCTTCTTTATAATTATAATTAGCCCAACTTTTTTCGGTGTTACTTTGCCTTAAAATTGCCAACATACAAAAAGGGCAATCTACCTTATCAGCCAAATCTTTTATCTTATCCTCAAATTCGGCAACAAATGTTCTAGTAATTCCACCACTATCTTTATCTTTATGTGATTGAAGAATTTTGTAATGCTTTTCGACATATTTAATTTGTTTTATATTTTCTCTCCAATCTTTACATCCACCACACTCTCTTTTAGGATTAAGCGTGCAATGTTTTTCGTGGTTCAAAATACTACTAGCAGACAATCCGTGTTTTTTACAATAATCGCAGTAATAAACCTTTTTTACTTTAATTTTCATTCTCTTCTCCTAGTTATTTTTTATAAGCCAGATAAAATACGAAATTCTAACTTTTAAGATATTTTATACATTCGTCTTTATATTTTAATTCTGTAATTTCTAACATATCTAATAACTTTTGTCCTAAATCTTTGGCAAACCAACACTCCATACAAAAAGTATAACTATCACCACCCACTCCAATACTAATTCCCAAATCTTCTATAAAGAGTTTGGCACGATCATCTTCTCCACAGATATTGCATTTCAGTATATGTGTATCAGGACCAAGACAATCATTTCCTTGATATTCTGCTTTCATTTTTCCTCCAGAGGTTTCCCTTGTTTTAATCTTTCTAAATTTTTGTAAAAAATTTCCTTTTCTTTTGTATATATTTCTTTTGTAATACTTTCTTTTGTGTGTATACCTGCTTTCACTACCTCCGTGCAGTCAATTACACTAGCTGATACATCGTTTTGCACTAGGGCAGTTGTTTTCACTAGGGTAATACCTTTCACTAGCCACTCCTCATAATTCTTTTGGAACTTATATTTTGAAATTGGCAGTGTAGTGGATTTCCCTAGTATACCTGCTTTCACTAGGCGATTAAGGCAATTTACTACAGTCCGACGAGATAATTTACAAAATTTTTCAAATTGTGTCAACGATATTGCATCTTCTTTTTTTTGGAAGCCATAGGTTTTTCTCAAAACAAGTAAAATGATTTTATATTCTGCACCCGTAAATTGAGGTTGAATAAGTGCTTCAATAATCTCATTGGCTATGGGAGTAAAACCATTTTCCTTTTGAGGACTAGCACACATTTATTTCCCCTCTGAACATCTCAATAAATTCCTTTTTCTTTTTTTCAAGGTATTTTAATCGGTCTTTGTATTTTTTATTACCGTATCTGTCTAGTTTAAGTTTAGTCCAAGCCACAAGTTTTTCATAAGCAAACTCCGCAGATTTTGGTTTGTGTTCTAAAATCTGTCTTATGTGCCAATATGAAACACGGGAGACCCAAGTTTTATAACCCCTTATTTCAACCCTTTTCCAATCCTCCAACATTTGCCTCCTTAAAAACAAAAACCCCCGTCATAGCGGGGGTTAGGTTTAGAAATAGTTGCTATGACAACCGACAAACTTATTAAAATCAACATTCTACAATCTACTCTACCAAAAAGGAGACTTGCTGTCAAGTCCCCAAATAAAAAACGAGCGAAGATATTCTAGTTGCCGGTCAGGGGAAACCCCAGTCGTAGTTGGCCCTTCAACGTCCTTTTTCTATATCGCTATACATTTGTGCCTCATAGGTTATATTTCGGCGAGCGATTTCAAGGAGAGTATAGCAGAACTTTCTAAAAAATCAAGGTCTGCGGGTTAAGCAGAATTAGTTTATTTGTCTATGTACTCTCTTGTACCCGGATAAATTGTTCTACCTTCCCCAGCGTCTAAGTCATTCCACCACTTATACATCATATCGGCCATCACATTTTTCAAGGATTCTCTTTGAACTTTGTCCGAAGCGACTGCTTCGATCACTTCCTTGGTCTTGCCCACAAGGTGGCCGAACATTGCCCTTGTGACTATCTTCTCAACAAACAGCGGACTAACTTCTTCTTTCTCACTTGACTCTTCTTTACTCATCTTAACTCCTCTCGACTCGACCCGCAGACAAACATATTATAGCAACTTTTATTGCCATATTGTCAACCCATAGTGGTAGTACCAACCCAAACCCTGCATAATTGTGAATAAGGCGTTGGCGAGGATTCCACCCAAAAGGTCGATATACCAGTACCTCACGATTGGAGATATTTAGTTAGTTCACATTCTGTAAAAATAGTAAGAGCTTTTTTTAATTCAGACATATTATGAACTTCGATTTCATTGAATACTCCGTGCTTATAGTTCACGCGCAGAAATCCGCTAGAACACCCTTTCTCGCTGAATGCTACTTGTGCATCACGCAACAAATGGTCTTTTACGCGTTTTGTGAGGATTTGTACCACCTTGCCGTTTTTATACAAATCTAGTCGCAGTTTTAACCTAACTTTTAATCTCATATTTTTATAGTATCACGCTATATCATACTGTCAATAGCCATTACTACCTGTAAACATAACCCAGAACCCTGCTTTTCGGTATTTCTCGTTGACTTATCCAATTTTTTATAAAGTTTGATTCATTTATGATAATCGTGTCATCTTTTATTGCTACGACTACAAAAGCGTGAGGAATACCGCCCTTTTCAGCCCCTATCGCCCCAATTCGGGGTTCTGTGCCCTGTATGCCCGCCCTAGCCCCATTTCCAAGCGTTCCAGAAATTCCTGTTTGTTTCTTTGACCAAGCCACACAATTATTTGTTGAGTCCTCGTAAAGTTTAGTCGCCTCTCCGCCCGTATAAGAACTACCTTTTTTCGTGGAGGTACGAAAAACTATTTTCTCCGCCTCCTCCCGTTCCCTCTTGGTTATCTCGGACTCCACAAAGACAAAATCCCCAATTTGATTTTGGGCTTTATAAGGTTGAACGCCGATATAACTGGCTATCAACAATTCGGTTATCATTGGCAGGGCTGTGTGCGAGTGGCAGATTTACTGTGTATCTGTAAAACCCTATATCTCCTTTAAAGTTAGACTAAAGGGGAAAATAGTCTAACTTTCAAAAGAAATAACGCTTTTATTTTACACGAAATCGTGTAATTTGTCAAGACTCCACCCCAAACCAAAAGCCCCCGTCTTTCAACAAGGGCTAATTGGCGGAGATGAAACTCAAAAAGAGTACATCTGCAAAAATCCTACTTCTTTCCACGAATTGAGTCAACCCTCTTAATCTGTACGGCTAACTTCTCGTCTCTCTTTGCAGTCGTATCACCCACAATCAGATAGTAAATCACCGCAAAAATGCCGAAGATAATTCCCGCAATCAAGCCGAGAGTCTTGTCTCTGCCCCGCTTCTCTGCCATATACATACAGATTAAAGCAAGGGCGACCCAAATTCCGAGAGTCGTTATAGCTTCCATTTTATCCTATCTGCGATGCTCCCCAAATCAAAAATCCGAGAAACACCGCTACTATGATTATCATTAAGATTTGCATTTACACCTCCGCCAGCATACGACCACTTGCCGACCTTATTATTAAACCTAATTTCATTAAAAACGGCTCTACCTCTTCCTCAACTGTTATTTTATCCTCATTCAAGGCACTTGCAATCGAACCCAAGCCCATTTTTTTGTATCGTTTTAACAGTTTCATATACTCCCAATCTAAACCATTTAATCCCCTATCGTCTATGCCGAGATTTTTCAAAACATTTATGACATCATCGTATAAAACCTTACCACCTTCACGAACGATCATATAATCTCTTGCCCCGATTAAAAGATTAACCGCCAAGCGTGGCGTGTTTCGGCAAGTTTGTGCAATCAGCTCGCAAGCTCTCTCATTAACTCCCAAATTAAGCCCTGTAGCGTGCAGAGAAACGATTTTCTCCATTTCCCGACCTGTGTACCATTTCAAACGATAAATACTAAAACGGCTTTTGAGGGGTTTTGATAATTTCCCATAATGTGTAGTCGCACCAATTAAAGTGAAATCGTTTATCAAAATATGCCCTTCCGATCCGTCTTCGTAAACAACATTGACTTTTTTATCTTCCATTGCGGAATATAAAATCTCCTCTATCTTACTATCTAAACTGTGTATCTCGTCTATAAACAAAACAGAATTTTTTTGAAGTCGTTTTAAGACATTTAGAAGTTCCTCCGGTTCTTTTATCGAACCACCGACAAACGAAACAAACGGCACTTTTAGCTCGTTGGCTACTACGAACGCAAGTGTGGTCTTACCAAGTCCCGACCCACCAAGAAAAAGCGTATGGGGTAAGGATTTGCCCCTCATCAGGGCACTCTTAATCCCCACCTCCAAACCCTTTTTGATCTGGTTCTGTCCTATGAACTCCCGAAGGTTTGTTGGTCTCATACACTCCACCCAATAGGGCTATCTAGTTTAATCGCCAACTCAAGAAACTTAATCAGCAAATCACACCAATCAAGATATTCTTTTTTACCTGCTTTCTTGTTTTTTTCATCATAGCCATAGAAGATTTTAGGTTTTGCTTCAAGTTCTATCCGAGCTTTTTTGATTTTTCGCAACAATGCTTTTTCCCCTTTCGTTGTTAGTGTCGTGCCATTTTCTTCATCTCGCACGAACCATTTATCTTTATACTTATCTGTCATTTCCCACCAGCTAAAACTCCGACCGAGATTTTTACTCAATACTGCAAACAACCCATATCCATTGTAGCAATCACGAAAATATCCACTCTCAACTGCTCTGTTTGATAATTCAAACCCGCCTCTTCTTTCGCTCGCATCTGTTTTTAAGATTGTTAAGTCAGCACCCATAATTCACCTCCAGTTTAGTTTTTAATCTATCAATCCACCCTGCCACTCTTCGTAGTGTTTATCGCACAAGTGATAATTCGATTCGTCTGTCGGATCATCTGCAATCGGCTCGTAATTTTCTTTTTCATCTATCGCATAAGTCATAATCGTGCTTTGCACATTATAAGTCGCTGTTTTTCGACAATAATCGCATTTCATTTGACCTCCCTACTTTCTATTTTAGTTATTTCGTCAGGCTCGTAATTCAATTCGACATATTCGACTGCTTCTTTTTTGGTTTCAAACTCCTCTGCTAATACCCAAACTTGATATACTTTTTTCATTTTTTGTCCTTTATAATTCTATATTCATTTCAAGATATTCTTTGCCGTTCTTAAATTCCTTGAGGATATTGTGTCCCAAGTCAATTCTAGCCCCTAACTCGCACATTTTGTTCCATTTCTCGGTGTTGGTTTCTTCGTCTTTGCTCGAGGATAGATAACCCTTCGTTTCGATTTTCTTCATAAAATCTTGGAAGGTCATTTCAAACTCATTCTTAAATACTCTCTCCAGTTCTTTGATCTTTGCTCTTACTTTCGGTAATTCATTTCTCTCGATGTTTGCAACTTCGTAGCTCGGTTGGTATTGCTCTGCATAATCGCCCACATCGCTCGGTTGGCAACCAAACCAAAACTTATGTATTGTTTCATTTGTTTCCGTGTTCGTGATATATCTTCCCATTTTATCTCCTTAATTACGGTTTGCTTGCAAACGCCTCTCTGTCTCTCGTACCAATCCAGCTTTCGACCAACTGAATATCATCTCCACCTATTCTATCGTTGACAACACAATTTATATCGTGGCACTTCGCCTTTCGTTTTTCCTTGACCTCTTCGATAATTCGTTTCAATGCTCCAAAAATTTCTTCGTTCATTTTCATCTCCTATTTTACTCCCTTAATTTTCTTTTCTTGACAAAACACTCTACTAATACATTTTTTGCATAACCAAACCTCCCCTTTTTATTTCCTTGTTCTTCAATATCATAACTATAATTTTCGGTTTCATTGATTTCCACATCTCCATTGTCTAGCATATTGCGAAACTTCTCGTCCGCCTCGTCTTTGTCTTGGGCTTCAATTTCTGTTGCTAGATAATGAGTAATTTCGCTATAACTGACTAGATATTTCATTTTATACCCCAAAATCTATAATTATTTTGCTGACTCTCTTGCCAGATTCCCCGCAGTCCTTAACTTCCGCATAGACAGGATAACACCCATCGCCATAACCAGTCGAAGTCAAGACGGCTTTTTCTGCTCCGCTTCTCTTGTCTAGGATTTGTTTAGATTTATCCCAATCGGTGCAAACTTCTCTGTCATAGTCCTCGCTCGTCCAACTATCATCAGTAAAGTAGCAGGGGTCGCCTATCATCAAACAACCGCTATCCACCCCGACCATTCCTATTTTTTTCATTTCAGTCTCCTTTTAATATCTTGTTTTAATCTTAATGGACAACCCCAAGCGTGCAGAAACTCGCCCTCTTTGAACCCCAATCTCCATAATGTACGACCCGAACAAAAACAAAACTTCATTAAATATCTCTGAAAGAGATTTTTTGGTAATTTACCAGTTCGTTTTTCGTTCGGTTTCATTTTTCTTTTTTAATTGTCTTAATTCAATCCCCTGTTTCAAGACAAGATTTGATAAACACTCAATCGTTTTAAGTTGTTCGTATTGAGTTTTTTGCAACTCCTTAATTGATCTCGTGGCTGTATTCGCCCAACTTAACATTGCTTTGTCGTTGTCCATTTCATCTCCTAATTTTCTTAATTTTTGGTTCGACCTTGCAGAAGATTTTTTTTATACAACCTCTGCATAATCCAATCTTTTTATTTTCGTTTTTTATCTCGACCTCTTCAACTTGGTTGAGTATAAAAAACTCTCCGCATTTATAACATTTGTTGACTTGTTTCATTTATCCTCATTGTAATATGTTCTTGAACATTCTCCGGTAAGTCGAGAAAACCTATTTCTTTCCCGAGATGATTGCCTTGATAAACATCGCTAAACTGGCTGAATCCCTGCGGGCTGTCGGGGTTGCTAGACAAACCCAATGCTTGACAAGACTTGCCAAAATGCCAATCCTCTAAAATCACTGTGTATCTGTCAATGGTTTTTCCGCCATTATCGTATATTTTCATTTTATCACTCCTGTTTTCCAACCGCTAAACACATAACCACCGAGCGGACAGGTTTGATATTGCACAAGCCCGTTTGTATTGACTATATGGGTAGCTTTGCGATTTATTGGGTCAACTAATCTTTTAGCTTCAATCAGTTTTTTAGTTTTTTCGTATGCTTGTTTGAGAGTATGGGCTTTCATCTCATCGCTTCGCCAGCTTCCCGCTAGATAAAATGTAAAAAGTCGTTTCATTCCGCCCCCCTTACCATTTTTATTATATTTTTAGCTTGTGCTTCAATAACCCCCTGCACATCTCCTCTTGGCATTATCTCGTTCAAGTTCTCGTCAACTAACTTTAAGATTATTTCTGATATTTCCATTTCAAGTTTCATTTCTTCTGTCATTTTACGCCTCATATCTTTTAATTATCTCTTTTAATTCAATCTCTTTGCTTAATTCTTCGGCTCTCTCAATAATCTCATCTGCTCCTTTTTCCAACTCCTTGCGATAATCAAAATCCGATACACTCTCAAGATTTCCATACCCATTAAAACGGATATACTCATCATTCCAGCTTTTCAAATCACCGAAAAAGGTAGCCCTTACCGCTTCAGAGGGATTGTCTGCAAAATAGTTGTTGAAAAAGTCATCATCAAACTCGTGTACTTCGTAGCTTTCCAAACTTCCGTCTTGAGAATTGACCGAGCTTACAACTTCTCGCAAAAACTCGGTATTGTCTTTTAATTCTTCTAATTCTTTTTTCATCTCTTCATCTCCATTTATTTAATTTATAAAAGGGCTTAACAAGCGAGTAAATCCCCGTAAAACTCGCCTGTTATCCTTCGTAGTATCTTGTAAAATTGCTCGCAAGAGAAATTGCGTGAGCAGACTATTCCTGCCGTGTCAAGCCCTCGGCTAGCATTTTCAGGGTTTTAACTCGATTATTCAGCAAGGGGATTTTTCATTTCTGTACAGCCGATCATCGAGCGTATAAATTCGGTTTGTTTGCAGGTTTCCGGCGTTTTTTAATTTTTGCCTTGTTTTATCCTCAAACAAACTGATTTTTCTTTTGACTAGCGTTGCTTACTTAACAGGTGAAGTTTAAGCCAACCCGTGAATCGTTGACCGCTAGAAGTCGGGGCGTGTTTTATCGCCTACCAGTTCGCCACTTCAACCCCTTGCGAGGCGGACAGACGCTTTATATTCTGTCGTTCAAACTTTGGCTGACGGAAGACTTTAATGCGTTCCGTTTTGTGCAACCCCGATTTTTCAATGTTCTATGTTCTTATACTAACACAATATAATAGTTTTGTCAAGCTATTTGCCAAACTCTTTCAAGCAATAATCCGATTGTATCAAAACAGCTTCATAACTGTTGCCACTTCTTACAACCTCCAAACATCGCTCAGCTTTGGCTCTCCGTGCTTTTATCGCCAACTCATCGGCTCTTTTAATGTTTACAAACCCGATGTAGCACAACAAACCTAAAACTAAAACCATTAACCCGATCATCGCCAATCGCTCGCTAATAATGGTCGAGTGTTCCGGCTTGCAGCTTTTTTCGTAGTTTTTCATTTTTCAACTCCTTTTTAGTTAGCTAACATCAGGGCGAGGCGATTATTTTATTCTACCGGTCAAGCCGGATTGATTATCTAATTCTTTATGGAATACAGTCCGGTATTATCTGCCAAGCATGCAAGATCAAATTTTCTTATATCAAATCTCAAATTTTCAAGTTTGAGACTGATCGAAATTTTTGTTTGAAATGCTTGGATTGCTTCGTAGCGTTGTATTTTTTCTGTGCTGTTTATATTCGTCTTTTTTAGGATTTGATTTTTTGTGTCTTTTATATCCCTTGCTATCAATACATAGTCTTTTTTAGTCATCTTGTGTCCTTGTTGCCTTGCCCTAATTGTCAAATAACTGATACTGCATAAAGTATATCATACTATGATATACTGTCAATAGGGAACATAACCCGAACAGGATAGTATAACATCTAATATAACAATACTTGACCATTGAACCCTGAAATCGCCAAGAAAAAAGATTTTTATAGTTCAATATATATTATATATAGCTAGTTATAAGCTACTGTATGCTGTATGTAGTAGTATAGGGTATAGTATGGTCTTTTACAGATATCTTGAGTCTCTTATAAGGGTATTGAATAGGATATAATGAATGACGCTAAATTCACGGAGGGGGAGGGGGGAAGAAAAGTGAGGGGGGGGGTGTTCTCTCAATATGTACTATATTTCCAACTATGTAGCACATTGAATTAACAGGAGAGAGATAACCGATAAAACGGGATTTTAGGGCTTGGGCTTGACATTATGTAGCACAATGGTACTAATATTAACAGGAGAGAGATAACCGATAAAACGGGATTTTAGGGCTTGGGCTTGACATTATGTAGCACAATGGTACTAATAGAGTATGCAAAGATATAGCACCGATTTGGCCTTTCAGTTTATATGGTGGATTATTATCATAGCGGGGATATTAATGTTATGAAGAAGATTACCGTCAGGGAATTCAGGAATCAATTCTGCAAGCTTTATAAATCAGGAGAGGCTTTTGTTATAACGAACCGTGGGAAGGTCGTGGGGACTTACAATCCTTCTGTAGAAAAACCTTTGTGTGAGAGTAAAAAGTTCTCCGGGAAGCCGTGTGTTAATTACGCCTCCTATTTCGTTCGGGCAGTCAAGGAGGGTGCCGGAACGGAGGGGAGACTCTGTAATGACTGTTACCAGAAGATTAAGGTTCAAGAAAATAACGATCCAGACTTGACCCTGGAAGAAAGGATGTTATGAAGATTCCCGATTTAAAAGTTTTTACTGGGACCTGTCCTGAATGCGGGAAGGTGGAGATGGGGAGAAAATTCACCTTTTGTCCCGATTGTGGAAAACCGATTAAAGAATCTGATTGGAACTCCAAACCCATCAAGATGGCTAAAAGACCGACTGAGATTAATTCCATCCTGGAAGAGATGGGATGCACAAGCGAATCGGAGAAACAAAAAATGTTGGGTTCGATTAGATACTCTAAAGACAGGTCTAATGTCATTTCAGGCCATTATGGGGATGTGGCGTGAAATTGTTCTTCTCCCATCTCCAAGGAGATTCATTCGCTGTTCACTCTCAGGAAGAATACCAGAGGGCTGTTTTGTTGAATCCTAAGGCTCAGATGGTCTTTATTGACAATGACAGAGTGAAGTTCTTTAATTCGGATATGGGAGAATACGAAATCGGGGATACTTCAGGGGATGTGGTCGTTTTAGACGCTTCGGATAAAAAGTCTCTTATAGGGTGTTATGGGAAAAAGGTCATAGGGATAAACGTCACATCTCCTCCGATACTTTCCAATTACCCTTTTTGGGGTGTTGCCGTGGAATTGAATGAGAAACTCTTCGTCACTCCGAACGGAAAGGTCTCTGAAGACAGAAGAAAAATCAAGGGTTGGAAGAAATACGGCGATACTCCGCTGGAGTTTAACAGGACTTCTTTTATGGAGGCTTCCAAATTAGCCAAGTATACTCAGAAGGGATTGATAAAGACCGTAAAAAAACCTTTAAACAAGCCAGATAATCCGTTTTTTGACCCAAAATTCGTCAAAAGTAAGGAAAATACATCCAAAAGTACCCTTGTAAAGCGTCAAAACTCGCTTTTATCCAAAAAAGAGGTCGAAGGAGGGCTTTTCTTGTGCGATAAGTGTAAATTTATGGAACATTGCCCTAAATTCCAGTCAGGGAGTGTTTGTGCTTATTCTAAGAGATTCAAAGAACTCGCACCCTTAGTGAAGACGCGAGATATTGATTTATTGGGTGAGGTTCTCCAAAAAATCATGGAAAAAGAGTCCGAGAGATACATGCGAGGGGTTACGATGGAAGAAATGTCCGGAGATATAGACAGAGATGTGACAAATCTCGGAGAAGCCCTATTTAACAAGGTTAAAGACTTTATTTCGATAATGAAACCAGTCTTAAATCAAGCAAAAATTTACAATATCTTGAATCAACAAGTTAATATCGCCGTAGGCGTGGAGAAATTAGAAGATGCAGGACTCACCCAAGACCAACGAACAGATATGGCGGAAGAAATTGAGGGAATCATTCAAGAACAAAAGCGAAAAACAGCTTCTTGAACTCCAATGGCTTCTGAGAAATCCGCAATTTAAGGAAAAACCAGTTTCTATAAGAGAATTTTGCGATTCTCCCGAGTATTTGAACATTAAAGGAAAGGTCAGACCTAGGATATTAGAAATCCTCGAAGCTATCTTCCCCTACAACGAAGTCGATCCCTTACAGTTCCCCAAACAAGAAATTGTTTTCGCCGCAGGTATCGGAGTCGGAAAAAGTTTTGCGACCTCGATTTCGATGGCTTATATGGTTTATTTATTGGGATGCTTGAAGAATCCCCAAGAATACTTCTCTATGACTTCAGGAAGTGCGATTCAAGTCATGAATATGGCTACCACAGCTGACCAGGCCAGAAAAATCGTCTTTGGAGAGATAAAAGCCCGCATAGATAACTGTAAGTGGTTTTTTAACCGTTTCCCCTATCAAAAAGACGTCGCAAGCGAACTCAGGTTTCCGAATAACATCTTTATCATCCCTGGAAACTCCTCGGATACTTTTTTCGAAGGATTTAATATCTTCGGTGGGATTTTGGATGAAGCCGACTCTCATACCAAGACTCCAGAGAAAGACTTCGCCGAGGAAGGATATAATTCGATCAAGGAGAGAATTCGTTCACGATTCGGTTTAAGAGGCATGTTGATGGTTATCGGCTCTCCTAAGACCGTAGACGGGTTCTTAATGACCCGTTACAGACAGGGACAGAAAGAAAAAGAAACAATGACCTTTTTAGTTCCTTACTGGGATTCCCCTTCTCCGAACTGGAAATACTCGGGAAAGACATTTGAATTCAAGTACGGGAATACGGTAATCGAGGTCCCTGTGGAGCATAAGGACGAATTTGACCGCAATCCCGAAAAAGCGATGAGAGACATCGCTGCCGTGCCTACATTCGCCGCCGCACCTTTCTTTGCCTGGCCAAATAAGGTAATGGAAAACGCCAACAAAGAAAAATCAATAAAAACCTCTTATGACCCACCGTATTTCCCAAATTCATTCCAATGTACCGATGACTATCCTAGAGTTATCCACATAGACTTGGGGTTAAATCGAAATGGTGGAGACAAATGTGGTTTTGCGATCGGATATATAAAAAATTGGACTGAGTTTGAAGGGCAAAAACTTCCGATAATTAAAATAGATTATATGGAATCCATCGAAGCTCCTCCGGGCGGAGAGATAGAAATTACCAACGTCAGAAGGATGATTTACGAACTGCGAGACAGAGGATTCAAAGTCAAGAAGGTAACTTTAGACGGATGGCAGAGTATTGAGACGATTCAAAATCTAAACAAAATCGGTATAGAGTCTGAAATACTCTCGATTGATAAAAATCTAGCCCCGTACCAGGCTCTGAAAGACTGCATCTATCAAGAGAGGCTTGACTATTATCAATATGAGGTATTTATTAGAGAGTGTGTACAGTTGGAAGTTTACGGTGATAAATTGGATCATCCGCCGAAGGGGAGTAAAGATTGTTCCGATGCTGTCGCAGGAGTGGTATTCAATCTAATTTCCGAACCTAAAAAGTTTTCAGCAAAAAAATGGTATGAACCTGTATTCGGAGGATTAAGACTTACAAGACAAAATGATATTCTAAAATAGGCACTCGATAAGGAGGAAAATGCCAAAAAAAGAAAAAGTTTCGGTAAATGTAGAAAAGGGTAAGGTCGGAGGTACTACTACAGTTGTCCCAAGAAATTTATTGGATGGGACTGTTTTTAGGTCTGATAAGAATAAAATCGCCACTTACAGAAAGATGAAATCTCATTATCAGCTTTCTGCATGTTTGAATGTAATAAATTTTACTTTACAAAAGATTGACTGGTATGTAGAAAAAGAAGATTCTACCGACAAAGCCAAAGAAGTTGTAGAGAAATCTATCGAAAAAGTTTGGCATCAACTTATCCGTTCAATGTGTAAAGCACTCTGGGCTGGGTATTCTCCGATGACCAAAGTCTTTGAGATGGAGGATGGATACATTACCTTAAAGAAGATTCGTGACCTGGCTCCTGAAACATGCAGACCCAAAATAGACGATGTGGGTAACTTCGCAGGATTTTATCAAGACCAGGATTTTATTCCGACTAAGTATGCTTTCTGGTATCCCTATCAAATGGAGGATGGCGACTTGTATGGAAATCCTATGTTAAAGGGAGCGTATAATTCTTGGTATTTTAGCGAATTGACTCATTTGTTCGCTAATCGTTACTATGAAAGATTTGGCGAACCTGTGGTCAAGGGAAAAGCTCCTAACGAAACGGTAGAGGATAACACTGGAGCAAAGAAAGACGCTATCAATACCGTCCAATCTCTGGGAGAGTCTCTAAAGAGCCACTCGGTGATAACCCTTCCCTCTGATACGGACGAAAGGGGAAATCCTCTTTATGATATTTCCTACCTAGAATCCCAGATGCGGGGTGTGGACTTTGATACCTATCTTAAAAGACTAGATACGGAAATGTCCAGAGCTGTTTTTATACCTGATTTAATCTTCGGTTCAGGAAGGACTGGTTCGTACGCTCTAGGAAAGGAACAGAGGGATACTCTCATTACAGGACTGATGGGGATTGTTGACGATATGTTCTCTTACATAAGAAAATATATTGTCAAACAAATAGTCGAATTGAACTTCGGAGACATTAAATCCCCGAAACTTACCTATACCCCGATTTCAAAAGTCAACGAAGACGCTTACGCCAGAATGGTTGAAATTCTCATCTCGAAGGACCGAGCCAAGCCTGACTTAAAAATGCTATCTGAAAAAATAGGTCTTCCGATAGAAGAACTCAAGCAACAGGATATTTCAAAAGACACCGATGTAAAAAAAGATACCAAAGTAAAAGTCGTTCAACAACCACAGGTTCAACCGACTAAAATGGAACTCCCTGATGAGCCGACAGCCCAAAAACAACTCGGTAGGATAGAAAGATACCTGAAAGGCGTATTTGAAGCCAGTCAAGATGAAAAGGTAATTCTTGAAGCGATAGAGAATATGAAGATAGGCTATCCTGAGTGTATGGATAAGGTAGCTTATGTCGCCTTAGAAGAAAAGACCAAAGAGTCTGCCAAACAATTCTACCAAAACGGACTTAACCTCGAAGAAATCGTAATTGAACTCTCTAAAGTATTCGGATTGGACAAAACCAAAGAACTTAAAGAACTATCTCAGTTGAGAGACGAGGTGTTAAAAAATCAATCAGAACAGAATAAAATTATAGTCTCTCTCCTTGAAAAAATAGAGAAGAAAGACAATACTGTCCATTTGGATAAAGAAATTCCTTCCAAGATAACCGCAGAAGTTCCACCAATAATTATTAAAGATAAAAAAGAAACTCCGTTCAAAACCGAGGTTATTGAATCAGGTGGTAAAACCATAGGATATTCTTATCACTTCAAGGACAGGGTAGAAACATACAAGAAGAAAAAACAAGGTAATAAGACTATCTGGGAAAAAGATGATTCATGAACACGAAGTAGAACACGAACAACTGGAACTCGATGAGCACATCGAAGGAATATGTTCCGATTTATTAAAGAAACAATTTGAACAGTTCAAAGTCACTATCTACCAAAAGGGCGGGGGTTCTGGCGGAATAACTGAAGAGACCGATCCCGTGTGGACTGCTGACGAAGCATCTTATTCTACAAAAGCGGTGGCAGATACGCTTTACTTAGGCATTGGAGCGAAAGCCGCTGACTCTGACCTTTTAGACGGACACGACACCGCATACTTTCAAGTGGCAGGTTCTTATCAAGCCGATAACGCAGTTCTAACCGAACTCACCGCCTTAACCGACCCTGCCGCAGATAGGGTGGTGATTTGGAACGACACAACTAATAACTTTGAATTTTTATCTTATGCTAACTGGGACACGGCTTATGGTTGGGGTAATCACGCTTCGGCTGGGTATTTGACCTCTGTGACAGCTCACAACCTCCTCTCTGCGACTCACGGAGATACCACTGCCTCTGCGGTAGCAAGAGGTGATTTAATCGTTGGCACTGGTGCGACCCCTAAATGGGATAATCTAGCAATCGGGACTGCTGGGAAGGTTTTGTATAGTAATGGTACTGATGCCTTGTGGTCTGACACGCCGACACTAACATCTTTGACTATCGGAGCCAATACTTTAGATACTAACGAATGGGCTTTTTTGGATGGGCAAGATCAAGCGGTAAAGACGACATCAGGCGTGACTTTCGAGAACATTCTAATTACCAAAATGGCCCAAGCATCAGTCGCTGAACAATTATTTGTATTTACAATTTCAGATGATGCGGTGGGAAAATTTAGTTTTAGGAATGCCTCTGCGACTGATGGGGTATTTCTGCCGTGGCTTGAAGGAATATCTGGTGGGACGGCAATTCCTTTTTACTTTACAGGCAGAGCAACTACTGATACTGGGTCTAACCCGTGTATTGTATTTGATGGTAGAGTAGGCGAATCCACCCCAGTTGCCACTAGACCGTTGGTATCGTTTAGAAATCTTAATGTTGAACAACTAAGATTCGGCAACAATGGGGATATTGATTTAGGAATTTTGGCTAAAATAGTTTGGGGAACTGATTTTGGAACAAATGATACAAATCTTTACAGGGATGCGGCCGATATTTTAAAGACAGATGATACTTTTGACTATGGAGCAGGAATAAAATGCCGAGGGACTACGGCCGCAGGCAGGGCAACTTTGACCGCTTCTTCTTCCTCAATCGCGGTTTCTTTTGATGCCGCCCAACCAGATACTAATTATTCAATTTCAATTTGCCCACCCTATCAAACTTCATTTTGGTACACATCAAAAACAGTTAATGGTTTCACTATAAATGTCGGCACAACAAACGCTTATGCCCAAACTATTGATTGGAGCATAACAGCGTGATTACTTTAATTACCGCTTTGGCTAATAGGTCATATTGTCTGAACGATTACTTAGAGGGATTGAAGAACCTCGATTTTGACAAAAAACAAATTGATTTGGTTTGGCACGATGGCAGCTGTGATAAAAATTTCAAGGAAGTTATGGACGAATGGCTGAAGGAGAACGGTAACCAGTATAACTCGATCAAGTATATGATTGACAAACGTGAACCGATGCACGATATCACCGCAGGCAACCCTATTAAATCAGCCCGAATCGCCTCGGTTTATAATCGCATAAGAGATGGAATTAAGGAGTACAAAAATAAATATGTTTTTTCACTGGAAGATGATATTGTCGCCCCGCCTGATACCTTAAAGAAATTGTTCAAAATAATGAATGATAAAAAAGTGGGAGTGGCAGTTGGCAGGCAAATATGCAGATGGTCAGCATCGGGTGGTAAAAAATATCCGTTGGCTTGGAAATTTAAGATTAAAAAGGTATTTGGTGATAAAGATTCTTGCTCTGAATATACGATTGATGTCAAAGCGAAGAAAATGAGAAGCGAAGGAGTCGAAGAGATAGATGGAATACCAATGGGTTGTAATTTAATCAGAAGCGAACTGTACCAAAAGGAAAATTTTAGAGCCACTGATAATGGATTGATAGGATTCGATCTAATTTTCGGCAAAGATATAAAGGACTGGGGATTTAATAATATGATTGACTGGTCAATCCACTGCAAACACTATCACTTTATTTCCGAAGGTAACATAGGCAAAAATCAAGTAATTATCTACCAATGAGATGGGATAATATTCAAAAAATATACGGTTGGCTGACTAAAAAAGAGGCAGAGCTTCTGTATGAAACTGCCTGCGATTGCCAAGGCAATATACTGGAAATCGGCTCTTTTGTTGGCAGAGCAACGGCGGTATTGGCTGAATCTGGCAATCCAGTTATCACAACCGATATGTTTCCAAACAACCAACTGACTGATTTTTGGAAGAATATAGATTCGCTAAAACTTACAAATATCACCACCATAAAATGTGACCATCACTACTTGCCAGATTTTTTAACAGGCAGATTCAAAATGGTTTATGTGGATGGCAATCATATAGCTTCAAGGATTATTCCTGATTTAAATTTTGCTTATTACTTGATAGACAAAGGATATATCGCTATTCACGACTATAACAACAAAGGTTGGCCTGATGTTAAAATATGCGTAGATGTGCTTTTGCAACAATGGGGATTAAAAATACACAAGCAAGCAGGGACATTGATTATATTAAGAAAATAATTACTGTATTGTAAGGATTGTCATATAACGAAAGGATATTATGATTTATAGCGATAAAATACAAATAGCTGTTATAAAGGAGCAAATGACACAAAACACCAAAGAGCATACCGAAATTAGGCAATGTATCTCTGGGCTAGAGGACAAAATGGACGAGTTTATCAAAGGAGCGGACAATCGTTTTGCCTCGAAGAGAACAGAACAGTTATTTTATACTGTTTTAGGGGGGGGTATAATTTATATTCTCTATAAAATAATTGATTTGATATGAATTTAGATAAATTTAATGTCAATAGGGGGTTTTATGTTTCCATTGCGTAATCGTACTTTAATTCGTGGTGCGAAGGAGCATATTGCCGCTGGATTAGGAATAGGTGCCGATTATCGGGCTAATTACATCGAACTTTATGCTCCTTTTGATGGAGAGGGTAAGTGGGTCTGGGGTTCACAGGGGGGGAATTGGTACAAACTTTATCGGGATAATGGCGATGTGATTGAAATGGCTCACAATTCGGAAGTTTATAAGACGGGACGGGTCGAGACGGGGGATTTAGTCGCCACAACCGGAAATACAGGATCGATTACTACCGGTTCGCACTTGCACATACAAATTATAAGAAATAATAAAAGATTAGACCCTGAAAGCTACGACTGGGGTCAGGAGGATAATATGGGATTTACCGATGACGAAGTTAGAGGAGGTTTTGATGCTTTAATCCACGACTTTTTAGGGTATCAGGCGACCAAGGAGCAACTGGACGGCCATATGAACGCAGCGAAGGACAGACAAGCGCACGGGGGTTATCCCATAAGCGATTTTGTCCACGACCGGTTCAAGGAACTTCCGCCTAAAGATTGCACAAAAGAGGTCGCCAACGCAGTCAAGGGATTGATTAACCCCGAAGAGTGTCCCAAACCTCCAGTCAAAGACTGTTCCACGGAAATCGCTCAAGCCGTAGAGTCTAACTGTATGATTTTAAGAAAGAACCTTGAAGAAATCGAAGGTTTGTACGGAACTTGCCAGACAGACTTGGAAACGGAAAAAGCCAAAAAAACAATTTGTTATAAGTTAGACTTTTGGGATTTTATAAAGTCAATCTTCAAAAGATGACACTAATGACGGCCGGTACTGGAGAAAAACCAGATTGGCTAAAGCAAATCGAGAAAGTGCCAATTTGCCAGACTTGCCACAAACCGATGAAACAAATGACCAACAGAGGTATTGATTATATGTGGTATTGCTCTAGTTGTGCAATTTATATCGTTTATAAACCTAAGTTAACTATTGTTAACCCAAAAGAAGAAGGTTAACAAAGAAAGGAATAGATATGCCACAGGGATTATTGGTATTGGCAATTATCGGAGCGGTCACGACTTTGAAATTGTCGGACAAAGTAAGCGGTTGGATAACCGTAGCGATTGCAATAGTGCTAGGTATATTGGCTGGAGTAGCGAAGTTGGAGGGTCTGAATATCATTACAGGAATCCTCACTGGATTGGCTGCGTTGGGTACAGCGACTGTTGCTGACAGAATCGCTAAAAAATAGTTTTAAGGTTTAGAGGTTTGACAAACTTCTATAAAAGGTTTTTTTGTAAGGTAAGGAGTATTTATGCCATATGGCGGCTCAACAAAAAAACAAGATTCAAAAATAGAAGATTGTGTTAAGAGTGTAATGAAAAGCGGAAAATCTAAAGTTTCCGCCATCAAGATTTGTAAATCATCAATTATGGGAGAAAAAATGGAAAAAGAAACATTTACATATATTCCGAGTAATGAAATGGAATTCGAGGGTACACGAATAAATAATGTCCACATTTTCAAGCCAGGCGAATACAGAGGTAAGAAGTGGACTAAAAAAATAGTCGATAAAATTGTAGAAAACTTCAAAGTTCTCAAAGAAAAAGCTGGTTTTGAGCCCCCTGTAAGGTTAGGACATAGGGGCGATAACTCGGTAGAAAATGCCAAATCAGTTTTCGGATATATCGAAAACACCTATTCCGACGAAGAAGGTAATCTGTTCGCTGATGTCGAGGTTTATGAAGATAAAGATATAGATATTTTCAAGAAACTTAAAAGGTCTATAGAGTTTGGACCTTATGATACAAATGAAGGTGAAGAATTTGATACCGCTCTTTTGGGTCTTGGTCTAGTAGATATTCCCCAGGTTGAAAGACTAGCCGAGGTCAATGTTTATTCTAAACCATTGATAGAAGAGATGGATAAGGAATTCTACGATAAAACCGTCTTAGAAGCAGAAGAGTTGATGGCTGGTAAAGGGTCTAAAGAAATTGTTAAAGAGTGTATAGGTTCACTTAAAAAATTACTTAATAGCAAAATAAAAGATGAGAAATTCTTTGAAGTATCAAGGATTTCCGATTTTATCAGCGGTTTGAAAACAGAATATGAAATCGCTGAAGAAAGGGTAAGTATGGCTAAGGAAGGTGATTCTTGCAAGATGCCAGATGGTACAGACGGCAAGATGAAAATGAAAGATGGCAAGATGGCTTGCATGGCAGATAGCAAGATGGATAAAGAAGAGGAATCAAAAGATAAAAAAGATTCGGCTGAAGAGAAAGACGCTAAGGTCAATCTCGATAAAGAAGAGGCCGATGAAAAAACCAAGGAATCCGAAGAGGAAACTGAGGATATGGACAAGGAAATGGTTTCAATGTCCAAAGATGAAGTCGCTGAATTGAAAGCGGCAAAAGAAGAGTTGGAAAAGGTCAAAGCTCAAGACGCAGAGACCATGATGGATAAGAGAATGGAGAAAGTTGATTCTCTTGCAAAAGAGGTTAAAATTCTCCCAGCTATGGTCGAGAAAGAGAAAGAGTTTGTCGAAGCTCTGACTCAAGACCAGTTCGATAAATATATCGAATTAAAAAATGATATGCCTTCTTTGGTTGAACTTGATAAGGAACACGGCAAGCAAAAGTCTGAAATAGACAAAGTTGAGGCTGAAAAGAAAGCCGAAGAGCTAGAGAAAAAAACCGATGAGATGGTTATTTCTACTCTGATGAGCAAGGGTATGACCAGAGAAGAAGCAGTCACGCAGTTAAAGAAGGAGTAATAATGGGATTTGATTTAACTCCCGATACCAGAACACCAGACAGCATTCTCGTTGCCGAACACGGAACTGAGATGAAACAAACTGTCACAGTCGCTTCAGGTATTGGGGTTCTTGCGTTGGGAACTGTTGTTGGACAGTACAGCTCAGGTGCCGCTTCAGGTACTTTCGCTGCATACTCAAACACGGGTTCCACGGGACTTGATACCGCCAAAGGTATCCTGGCAGATAGGGTCGATGCTACCGCCAGCGGTGTAAACTCCTATGTTTACACACACGGAAAATTCTATAGAGAAAAAATCATTGGACTTGACAGCAATGCCGAAACCGACTTGACGGGCTGTATGTTCGTTGATTGGAACGTATAAGGAGGAAACATGCCAGCAGGTGAATTCTACGGATTGGAAACTGAGGTAATGACAGGCGTGGTCAAAAAGTTTCCTCGTCCAGATTATATCGGTGCTACTCTCTTCCCCAAATCGCCCTCATCTTCAAAAAGTGTCTCTTGGGACATTTTGGAGGGTGCGAGAGAGTTAGCTCGATACAGCACGCCAGGTGCGGAAGCACACATCAGAAAATTAACACCGAGAAGCCGTGTCTCGACTGAGATTATGTATCTCAGAGAGAAAAAGACAATCGATGAGAATACCAAGAACTTCATCGAGAAAGCGGGAACTTTCAATGTTCCCTACGGCGACCAGTTGATTGCTGATGAGCTTGACGCACTAGACAGGGTTGTTGAAAATACGAAGGAAAAAGGCCGATGGGATGCGGTCTGCAATGGTCAAATTGATGTTCAGCAAGTTGACCCGCCATTGAAATTCAAGGTCAACTATGCTTTCGATTCCGACCATCAGGTGACCCGAACAAGCACAGACGCTTGGTCAGATACAACCAATTCTAATCCGATGTCGGATATTATGGATTGGAAGATTCTGATTGCTAAAGATTCAGGCGTTGTCCCAACTAAAGGTTTCTGCACTTCGTATGTAATGCAGTATCTAGTTGAAAATACAAAACTCCAGACTCTTCTTCAGTACACAGTTGGAGACCAGTTGGTGAAGAATGGAACTATCTCTTCTATTGCAGGAATTGACATCACCGTTTACGATGTCACCTACAAAGATGACTCAGGGACAGTTCAATTCTACATACCGACGAACAAATTTATCACAGTTGCTCCACAGGGACTGGGTAAAGAGTTCTATGGTCCGATTGACGTACCGGACGGAGATGGTGTTAGGACTGAAATGGGTAAAGTATCTTATTCATGGGCGACCAAAGACCCTGTGGATACTTGGATACTCGTTGGCGATTCATACATGCCAGCAATCCAGCTTCCAGACCAAATCATCTCTGCGGCTATTGCCTAAAGTCCTTCTCCTCCTTCGGGGGGAGAGGACTGGAGGCAATATATGTATGCGGATGCGAGTGATGTAGACCAAATATTAAGTCAACTGCCTGTCGCTTCTGGTGTTTCACGACAGGCGTTTTTGGATTCAGCCGAAGCGGAGATACATGCTAATTTGATTGGTATTTATAAAGTTCCCGTCGAGGTTCTATCGACAGTCGCTACGACAGTTTCTGGAGTGACGCATAATATACTCCAAAGCATACAACAGGACTTAGCGGCTGGAAGACTTTTACTTTCACTGGCGACAGCAAACGAAAACGAACAGATTCACGATTATGGAAAGTATCTAGTTGATACTGCTACCAATAAACTCAAAGACATCAAAACTAAAGTCATTGTCCTTCCAGGAGCGACGGTTGATACGGATAGAACAGACGACAATCCCAGACCGAGTAAAGTCTTATACTCTGGACCAGATGGTACCGAAACAGCCAAAGACGAAGGTTCGTTTTTTAATCGCCCCTACGAGCAAGTAGCCAATCCGTCAAACGAAGTCACAGGCGGGATAGATTTATGATTTCAGTAACTGTAGATACACGAGATGTCGACAATATGCTGGTGAAGTTGACAGAAAAAATATCCTTGAGTGGTTTTAGAAGATGGATTAGAAACGATGTAGATAAAATAGTCAACGAAAACACCACGGAAAATTTTGAATCAGAGGGCGGAAGAGTGGGAAGATGGCCAGGTATATCTTTTGATACATTTGACAGAAGAAAGAATCCTACTAATCCTGTTCTACAAGATACTGGCAAACTTAGAAAAGCGACCACAGGCATTAAAGCAGATGTAAAAGGTTATGAGGCTTCTTGGGGACCATATAACATTAAAGGACAAAATACTAGAAAATCCAACGCTAAAGTGTATGAATATCACCAGACTGGGACTTCAAGAATGCCACAAAGAAAAATCCTTGCTTGGGCAACTGGTGATGAAACAAAATTAAAAGATAGTTTAGAAACTCATATTATGAAAATATGATATTCAAACTTATTCACCAAGTTCAAGACGACCTTATCTCGGCAGTAGGACCGAATTCTTCCTACGATGATAAGGTTGAAAATGTCTATCTGAACGCCCCTGACACGCCGTCAGATAACAGATGGATAGGGATTTTCGGTTCAAGCAAGGTAGGTTCTGAAAGAGAGATAGGGAAAAATATTGCGACTGTGTTTACTTATTCGATAAATCTGGTCATAGCTGTGAATCATTCTGAAGAATTTGCTGGACAAGAGCTTTTGGAAAAAATAGAAAAAAGAGTTCTCAAGAGCTTCAATACCTCTAACCTGACGACAGTTTCAGAAACGCTGGATTCAATGACAGAGAGAGTTTTAGACTTCGATATTGAAAATGTCAATTACCAACCTAATCTTTATAAGGACATGGTAAGACATTTAACAATGACTCTTTCCGTAAGGACACAATTAGAGTTTTAAGGTTTGGATGTTTGACAAATCATAAAAAAAGATAATTATTGACCTAGGAGGTATGATGGCAAAACCGTATATGGCACAATCAGGTTATGTAGGAACAGCGAGGCAGACAGCTTCAGGTACTTATGTTACCCCGACAAAGTATCACTATGTAACCGAGGCTTCAATCGAAGCTAACACAGACCTTATTATTCCAGACCCCGAAATAGGGACTGGGAGAGATATAGTGGATGGTTCGGTTCACGCTGGAACAGTAAATTGGGGTGGGACGCTAGGATTCTATATCAGACCTGAATCTATCGGGCACATTCTTTTAGGAGCGATTGGAGCGGTAACTTCCTCGGGACTAGCTGGAATCTCTGGGGGTTATGGACATACATTTACTTTTGAGAACGATTTGATTCCTTTCTCTCTCGAACAGGCAGTTGGAGATACTGGACTTGAAACAATCGGATACAACGATGTCAAATTCCAAAACTTCCACATCGAAGCAGCGGCTGGAGAACTAGTGACAGGTTCGGCTGAAATACTGGCTACTCAGGCAACCGCAGGAAAGACACGCCAGACTCCATCCTATGAGACTTCGCCGATTATGACATTCGCTGGAGGTTCAATAGTCGTAGATAGCGGAGCGATGTCGGTAAAGAGTGTTTCTATGGATATAGCGAATAACATCGCTGACGACGACTTCAGAATCGGTTCAAGAACAATGAGTTCGATGGTTGAAAAGAGAAGGGAAATTTCCGCTTCGCTTGAGATAGTCCCGACCGATAACTCGGTCTTCAGACAGGCAATCTTCGGTTCAAGTTCAGCGACCACAGTTTCAGGATTACAGACGACCTTCGGAGGGGCTTTATTTCTGAGGTTTGAAACAGCCGCTAAAATTCCGGGTTCTGCGACAGTCGGGTATCAACTCGACTTCACTTTCTCGAAGGCGATGTTCAGACCATCAAGTTTCTCTGGAGCAAACGATGATATGATTACCCAGACACTCGAGATGATAGTCGTAGACACTTCTTCAGCTACAGTTGGAACGGTGGTACTGAGGAATACATCTGCGAATTACGCTACTTAAAAATAAAATAAGCCCAAGACGGGCAATCGCTCCCAACGGGGGCTCATATCCAAGGAGGATATATGAAAGTGTACTTTGGTACGGATGACAGAGTAAAGGTCTTTTTGCCTGAAACGAAAGACCAGTATTTTGAGATTCAGAAAATGACCGAGGGGAAGAGAAGGAAGTATGAGGAACAGACCGATGCTCCGATTACGATGAATCAACAGACGCAGGATATGACGATGCAAATTAGTCTCGGTAAGCAGAGAGCAGCCCTCATAGATACTTCTGTAGTCGCCTACGAACTGTTCTGGGGTGCAGAAGGAGTCAAGATGTCCAATAAGAAAGAAAACGATACCTGGGTCGATTCTGCTGGCTGGGACAAGGTGCGTGACGGTATGCCATCGGATATTGCCGAATTGATTGTTGAAAAGATACGAGAATTAAATCCTTGGCTGAATCCGACACAAGAAAAAAAAACTTAAGATTCCAAGCGAGGTTATATGCTAAAGGACAATCAATCCAATCCCCCGAACCAGAATTGGCTCTCTTCGTTGATTGCAAGAATTGGGGAACGCTCCCACAAAAAGGTGGAATCTATGACCAAAACCCTGAAATCATTGAAAGTTTCAGAGTCATTCAAACCGAAATCAACAAAGTTGAAAAAGAAGAGACGAAAAAAGCGAAAAGTAAAATAAAATGACATCCTCTGAAGCAGTAATTACAGCTAGATTAGACGATAAAGCTACTCCTGGACTTAAACAGATACATAATCAGTTCACTCAATTTTCTGATAAAATCAATTCACTTACTAAAACATCGTCTGTTACATTCGGGAATATAGATAAACACATCTCTCAGTTTGGTCGTAATCTCCAGTGGGCTGGACAGCGACTTACTTTTGCATTAACTTTGCCTATGGTTCTATTCGGTAAACAAGCGATAGACATTGCTCTTAGTGTGAATAAGGCATTTACTAATCTAACTAGAGTCTGGATTGGCAATAAAGACGATTTGGATTTATTAGCTCAATCTGCGGTCAGTCTATCTAACAAATTTGCAATTACGCAAGAAGAAATATTGGGATTATTTACTGAACTTTCTAAGGCTGGGTTGGCTCAGACTGCTAAAGAAATGGATAGGTTGGGAGAACTGGCATTGCAAACAGCCTCAATATTCGATATTGACTTAGCAACCGCTACTAATCAAATCAAGTCTTTGATGCTAACTTTTGGATATTCTGTCGAAGATACTTCAAAAGCCATTGATGCAATGAATGTTATCGCAGACAGAACGGCGGCCACGGAAGAAGGGCTTATTCAGGTTTTACAGAGGGCTGGGTTTGTGGCGAAACCACTTAATTTTAATATCAGGGAACTATCAGCTACAATGGCAATTTTAGAGGCAGCTAATGTTGGAGTAGAACGAGGAGCTACAGCAGTGAGAACTATTTTACAAAGACTCACAGTTACTTCAGATAAAGCTAAGGATATGATGAAAGCGTTTGGGGTAGATATGTATGATGCTGGTTGGAAAAGTTTGACTGGTAGTGAAAGATTAACTATATTAGCGAGGAAATTTAAAGAATTAGAACAGAGTGGAGACAAAGTTCAGTTTGAAAACTTTAGGGCAGCTCTTACTACGCTAGTAGGGGGTGGTGGTCGTGCTGGATATGCAAATGAGTTCTATAGAGTGTTAGATGATATAGGCAACTCATTAAGTGATAATACAAAAGAACAAAGTATCTGGGCACAAGCATTGGAAGCATCATCAGACGAGATGAAAAATGCACAAGTCACAGCAATGCAGCTAGGTGTCAGGTTCGATTCTCAAGAATTTCAAGTTAGACAACTTGAACAAAAGTATCGCAATATCCAGGCGGTTATAGGCAACCAGTTGATTCCAGTGAAGGTAAAATTACTAGAAGTGGCAAGTAAATTAATTGATAAATTTAATTCTTTATCTCCGAGTACACAGGATAATATAATAAAATTTGGTGTTCTACTCGCCGTCATCGGTCCAGTCATTACTGTTATGGGCGCGTTGGCTCAAACTATCGGTGGGACTATCACAGTAATTAAGGGACTAAGCGGTGCTCTAATGGCTATCTCTGGTAGTCTAAAAACAGCTTCTACATTACTTGGTGTGATGTCCTTGGAGGCAACTGGTCTGAAGGCTTCTGTGTTAGGGGCAAGTAGTTCATTGGCTGGTTTAGCTGGATTTCTATTAAATCCTTGGGTATTAGCGATTGCGGCAGCAGTAACTGCGATAGGATTGGCAATTTGGTGGTTTACAAAAAAGAAAAATACTGTTGACCTAAATAAAATTGCCCTTGAAAATCTACAAAAGACTGAAGAAAATTATAAAAATTTTCAGGGTCAAGTGATTCAGGCAGAAGCTCAGGTAGTCAGACAAAAAGAATCATTGAAATTTGCCCAAGACCAGTTTAATGAAGCTGTAAAGAAATTCGGTCCTAATTCCGAAGAAGCAAAAAATAAAGCTATTCTTTTGAAAGAAGAAGAATGGAGATTAGAAGAGGCTACCCGCAAGGCGAAAGAAGCACAAGAAGGACAAAACGACGCAGTAAGAAAATTTGAAGATGCTAAAAGACAGTCTGCTGACCCAATTAAATGGTGGGTAGATAAAGTAGATGAACTAGCAAATAAAGGTAATGCTGCTGGACAAGCGTTGAGAAGCATCAATAGTGCTATCACAAATGCCCCAAAAACTTATGGACCACAGTTATCTGGTTCATTGTTCAAACATGGAGGTGGATTGCTTCACGCCCAGACAGGCATGATAATTCCAGGTTCTTCACCCCTAAGAGATAGAGTACCTGTCATGGCTGAACAGGGTGAAGGGATAATGTCTAAGAAAGCTATCGAAAATCTCCTTAAAAATGGCGTTATGGGCGGGGGTCAGGGACCAACCTATAATATCAACTTCAACCCAGGAGTGATGATAGCGAGTCCTGGAGAACAAAGAGAATTTGCTCGTAAGATAAAAAAACTTTTAGCTGAAGATAACAAAAGATACGCTCAACCCGGAGCAATATGGACAGGTATGACAACCGCTAACACAGGAGGTATGTAATGGCTAATCCTGTACTCGGCGATGTGACATTACCAGTACCTAACGGTTTTACCGATACCAACGAACCCAAAGGAGTCATAACTCAAACTTTAGATGGAACTAAAAGAAGGAATATTCATGCTATAAAGCATATCTATACTTTAAATTTTACCAATTTATCGGCAAGTGATTATTCTAATATCCTCGGTGAGTATAATTTAGAAACAGAAAGAATTTTTATTTGGAGTGATTTTTCTATCTCAACGACTGTTTTAATAGATATTTCCCAAAGAGATGTTATGCCAGGGAGAAGTGATTTCTATTCTAATTTAGTTTTGACCTTACAGGAGGTTTGATGATACCTGTAAGTCAGGAATATAAAGATGCCGTCAATGCAACTTCACGAAATGTAAAAGCTCTTTTAAGAGTATGTTGGGATAAACAAGAAGCTCTGACGGCTAAATGGTTCAGGCTAGACGAGACCAAGCTAGATGACGGCGGACTTTTGACCTATGAGGGGTATTCTCAGAGCGAAAACATCGCTGAGATTGTAGGCAACTGGGATAAGTTTGTTTATAAGAATGAAGATACTTATGTCATCTCGGCTGAAGGATACGAAGAATATTCTGGAGATAGGAATCAGTCTGTCTCTGCTGACGCAGATGTTGTTATCACGAACTCGACAGACAGATTCACTCCCAGAATAGATAGAAACTTACTTGTTAATCCTGGATTTGACCATTTAGATTTAGATGGCTGGACTATAGGGTCTGGAGTATCTAATTACACGCTAACTAACGATGTCAGTTCTGGGACTGCGGCACTGTATATCTCAAAAGAAATTTTAAGCGGGGTTTCAGTAAGCTCAGACCCAGTAACCGTGGATGCGAATACTGGTTATACAGGGTCTATTTTTGCTAAAGGAACTGGGAGTATGAATCTGGCCATAGTCGCTTCTGGACTTCAAGGCGATATTGCTTCTGGACTTGTTGCGGGACAACCCCTGACCTCTAGTTATCAAAGATTTGAAGTCGGATATATTACTCCTTCTCAAATTTCTGGTACTCAGACTGGTTATTTACGGGCAGATTTAACTGGTTCTGCCCAAGGAGCACTTTCAGATTCACAGTTCGTAGAGAACTTCACTAATACTACTTATGAAGATACGGCTAATACCTCGGCTGACTGGGTAACAACAAGTAAAAAAGTTATTTTACCACGCACGACTTCAGGCGGATCAACTGATTATGGTACTAGAAATTCTGGATATTCATTGGGAAATTTAGTTGTGCAAATGCTAGGGAATAATACGACTAACACATGGAAAATGTATTTTATAGCTCAAGCTAATAAAACCATTAGCAAATTGCATATATTTTGTTATGGCAAGCGTCCTTCCACACCCATATTCAATATAGGAATCCAATTTGATAATGGCAACAATGCCCCAGATGGAGTGTGGCAGAGTGTTACTCAGGGTTCATTTAACACTGCTTGGAATGAATTTAACATACCAGATTTTGTCATAACTCAAGACAGCAAATATTGGATAGTTATTTCGTATTATTCAGGAACTTACGGCGGAGACAATTATTTATACCTTGAATCGTTATATTGTCAAGCCAATTATAAAAGTTCCCAATATGCACTCTATCTCAATCCTAGTCACAAGCCATGTTTTATGTTGGAATATTCCGATGCAACAACTTGGGGTCAACCTTATGCTGGTTATACAGTATATGGCATATCGGGTACATCGTATTATTATAATGGACAATCGTTTACTCCGACAGAAGCCAAACAACTAACCAATATTAAGTTTTTGCTAAAGAGACAAAATGTACCGTCGGGTTGTCCTTATGGCGATATATTTGTAAAGATAGTAAATCATGCTACTAGCGAAGTCGTATATGATGAAGAGTTTGCCCATTTATCCAACTTTCCATCAGTAGCTTTTTGGTATGAAGTATCGCATAACTTATCGCTTGATTTAACCGCTGGGACTCGTTACGATATTCTCCTCTATGACGATACTGATTATTTATCTTATGGTACTAATTATGCTTATGAATTTTTGCGACCAACCGCCAAGACAGGCGAGAGTTATGGCGGAGGTGATACTTTTACTGTTTATGGAAATACTCTGCCAGTTAGCGATTTAGCAGATACCGATTGTGCTTTTCAACTTACCTATAGTTCTACCGCTGAACAGTATTCTACTTCAGCTTCAGTGCAGTCATTAACAACAGACACGAGTTCAGACCCGATTCATCGAGCAACTCTGATTCCAGCCGAAACCGCATCGGGAAATGCAATAGTCAATTACTTCCTATCTAATGATGGTGGGTCTAATTGGCTTCCAGCGGGTTCTGGAGTGGAAGTTACATTCAATCAATTAAACTCTGACCTGCGGTGGAAGGCTAACCTGAACACAGATGACCAAACGATAACTCCAGAAATCAAAACAGTAGTTATAAACTACACGCACGGTTCATCAGGAGCGGAGATGACGATAGACAATGCCTGTCTTTCCCAAGGGGAAACGGCTGATTTCGACCAGAATTTTGTAGGAGATAAAATCCTCCCTAAAAGACCTACCAAAATAATTATTGATGTCGGCGGGAAGACGATACAGAAATTTACTGGAGTCACGGAAACGATAGAACCTGATATCGGAAACGATACTGTCTCAATGCACTTTTACGATTTTTCTAAAGAACTAGAACAGCAACAAGTCACGACTGCGATGTATAGAGACCTCAATACAGCCTCTGGGATTATGATTCTAGCGGGAGAAGCGGGGATTTCTTCAGGTACTTGGGTCATAGAACCTGGAAGGCATACTATCCCTTTCCTGTGGTTCCAGGAAGGTTCTATCTGGTACTATATGCAACAGCTTGCCGAAGCCGAAGGCGGGAGAGTGTTCTTTGATGAAGACGGAGTGCTGAATTTCTGGAATCGAGACCATTACCTAGGAAGCGGAACATCCTCGGAATCTTTTGATTTTTCAGAGATGACTGATTTAAGGTGGAGGATAGACAAAGATGAGATTAAGAATCATATCATCGTAAAAGCAAGTCCTAGAACAGTTCAAACTAGACAGTTGGTCTATACGCATGGAACTTATGAAGAAATAAAATCAGGCGAGACAAAAGAAGTATGGGTAAGATTTGAAGATGTGGACAGAAATAATGAAGGATTACCATGTATGGGGGTAGAGCTTCCACCTGTAAATGGTTCTGCAACTACTTCTTCATATAAGGCGTATACTAATTCTGATGGTACGGGAAGTGATGTGACGAGTTCGGTAATAGTAAGTTCTTATTATGGTTTCGCTGAATCAGCCAGAATTAACTTTAGAAATAATTCTGGGGCAACTGCCTATATCACCACACTTACTATTTGGGCTGCACCCGCTACAGCTGTTGATATTTTTGAAGAAGCTGAAGATAGTGATTCAATTACAATCTATGGAGACCAAGTTTTACAAATTGAAAATAATCTCATTAACTCCAGAAATATTGCTAAATCTCTTGCGTATCAAAGGTTGGAAGAATTAAAAAATCCTCGGACTCATCTTCATTCGAGTATGATAGGCAAACCATACTTGCAAGTTGGTGATATAATACAAGTGCAAGATTCATATTTAGATTCTCTAGGGAGCGGAACTTATCAAAATCTTATTATTAAGAATAACCGTTGGCAGGTAACTGATGAGTTTACTCAGACGATAGAATTTGAAAAACGGGAGGTAGCACCATGGTTTATCTTGGATAATTCGACTTTAGATAGTTCATATCAATTATTTGTATAAAGGAGGAACATGTCTCAGAAAATTGTATTGACTTGCGACATCTGTGGCAAGACCGTAGAACAGAGAAGAAAGACCAGTTTAGTAACTAACGACCCAAATGGCGACCCAGCCGTCATCGGAGGATTAAAGGGATTGGCAGTAGAAAATAATAAATATAAGGTATTGGACCTTGACTTTTGTGAAGAACGCTGGGATAAAATAACTGAGTTTGTAAAGACTCTGAAAGGATAATCATGTCTTGGACTATACCAAAAACTTGGGCTTATAAAGAAATTCTATCTTCGGCGGATATGAATACTTATGTCACCGATAACTTAGTTGCTTTAAACGCTGGAACTAATACTGGCACAGCATGGTCAGACTTTACTCCTGCTATAGCTGTATCTGGAGGCACTCCACCAACGTACACACTTGCATTCACTTCTCGGTATAAACAAGTCGGAAAAACTGTATATGTCAATATAGACTGGAGAAATACCTCTGGTGGGACTCCTGGTGCTGGTGCTAACCAAATAACGTTTTCTGCTCCAGTAGCTGCTGCTAATGTAGGAACTCAAATACTAGCTGGTGTTTCTATTAATGCTGTCACTACAGAAAAAAGGCTCAACGTGGCAATTAATTCATCTATTGTATTCGGACTATATGAGGTAGTCTTAAATGCCTTCATTGGAGATGAGCAGAATAATGCTGTTAGGTCAGTACAATTAAATTTCAGTTACGAAGCAGCTTAATCTTTAAATATCAGTGGTAACTCATAAGTCTTAGTAGCAACTGGCTCTCCCTTTTCGTTTACTGTAACGTAAATACTCTTGCCTATCCCGAATCCGAAGTTAGAAACTTTATCTTCTTTGGTAATAGCTAAATCGTATCCCTGACCCTTGATGTATTGATGCCAACCATCGGTATCTAATTTGTCTTTGTATTGTTCATAAACTTCTCGTCTAACACCGTAAATGCTGGATACAAAATCAGAGACAATAAAACAATTTTCTTTTTCTTGTTCTATTTTGAATCTTGCATCGCTAGGGTCATAGTGATTATAATTAAACAGAGATACCGAGCCCACTCCATCGTCTAGGATTCTGACCGCTTCTTTAAGCCAACCATCCTTAAATTCTAGGTCGGTATCTACTTTGAATAAGTAATCTCCAGAGGCTACTTTAAAGCAATTTCTGACCGCTTCTCCGATTCCACGGTTTTTACCGCAGTTCTGTATGAGATAAGAAATCTTTTTTTCCTTTACTAACTGATGCAGATATTCCTGTATTTCGTCATCAGAGCCATCGTCGTGCACGCAAATTTCCATTTGATACCCCGAGTCCACTGTAAGCAAAGAATTCATCATTTTTTTAAGGAAATCTAACCTTTGGTAGCTTAAAACGCAAATCGAACAGTATTTTTTCATTTTTTTTCTATCTTTCATGACACTGCACTTTCTAGTTTTTCCCAGTCTCTATTCTTGCGATATTTGAGATTGAGTTTCCAGACAATTTCAAATAATTCAGCTTCGTCTTCCATATCTATACTCTTTAACCAATGGATAAAGGCATTAATGTCTTTTGGGAAACAAAAAGAGCCGAATCCAAAGTCACCATCGTGTCCAGGAACTTGATAATGAGAATTCCCAATTCGATAATCTGTAAGAAATCCTTTTAAGGCAAGGTCATAATCTATCTTGAACTTTTTTGCGGCGTGGTAGACGATGTTCATATAGATTATCTTTGTGCAGAAAAAGATATTGCACATATATTTAATGAATTCTGCCGTTCGCCAATTAGTTTTGAAAATAGGTGTGGCAACAAACCTGGTGCGTAGCAATTTTTCCACCTTGCTAACATCTTTCTTTTTTCCTCCCAAGATATGTCTTGAAGAATTGATGAAATCAAGTTTAGCGGAACGGGCAGTTAAAAATTCTGGCGAAAAAACGATATTTAATTTGAATTTTTTAACCCATTTCTCACAATTCCCAGGTGGAACGGTGGATTTAATTATCACTACTCCTTTGAATTTTCTTTTAGTGAGTTCTCCCAAACAACTTTCGATAATAGATAAGTCACAACTCCCATCTTTTAATCTCATCGGGGTTGGTAGAGCCATAAAGATAAATTCTGATTTTACCAATTCGTCTAATTCACAGTTCTTCTCATCTAAAGAATAATAGAGAATTATGTTATCATTGCCGAAAGCGTGGGCGATTGACCGAGAAATAAATCCGAAACCGAATAATCCTATTTTCATTTTTTCTCCTTTAATCTTTGTTTAACTTCTTGTACCATAGACCTTATACCCATCCATAATGAAAAATTTGGTTTCCATCCGAGAGCCTTTAATTTGGTACTGTCCGGACATCTCCTGGTCGGGTCGTGTTTAGGAAGAGGCTCGAATGTGATTCTGGATTTTGATTTTGTGATTTCTTTGATTACATCCGCCAGACCCCTGATGGTGATTTCATGATAATCTCCCACATTATACACTTCCCTCAAAGGTGCTTTTTCCATCACAATCATTATCCCCTCAATCGCATCACTAACGAATGAAAAGCTACGGGTTTGTGTGCCATCGCCATAAATAGTCAAAGGTTCTCTTGAAAGAGCTTGCTTGATGAAGTTTATCATCACCCTCCCATCATCAAAATTCATACCCCCGCCATAGACATTGAACAAACGGATAACAACAGCATTCCCATAAACATAACAAAGTGTTTCTCCCAGACGCTTGGAATTGTCATAGACCGACCTCATACAAAAACTCTCGACATTGCCACGGTATAGTTCTCTCTGTGGATGTTCGAGTGGTTCTCCATATACCTCCGAGGTTGAAAAGAACATAACTCTGTCGCCATGTTGAAGACAATGTTCCAGGTCGGTTGTATTGGCGTGGACAGTCGTTAGAGGATGCTGGAGATACCACTTCGGCGAAGCGGGTGAACCGAGATGAAAAATCCAATCAAATCTTATTTGAGGATTATTTTTGAAGAACATTTCCGTTGTCTGGTGGAAGAATTTTATTCCTTCAGGCGGAGTGTAATCTTGAGTAAATAAAAGACAATCCAAAGCCCATACTTCGTGACCATCCTTGATGAGTCTATCTACTAAATGTCTGCCTAAAAAACCCGCACAGCCAGTCACGCAGGTTATTTTTCTTTTCATTTTTGTGCCCCTGAATTTTAAGTAAATTATTCTTTAATAAATTCGCTTCCTGTTCATTTGCTCCTAGATAATGAATCAATTCGTGAGCTAGAATATGAGATAAGTGAATAATTATTTGTTTGTCCGAACACTGCCTATTCACAAATTCAATATCTTCCTGATAGATTTTTATTACTGGCGGATATAATCCCGATGTACCCATCATTGAACCAGAGAATTGAGCGAGAATACCCCACGAAGCCACCCCAACCTGCAATTCTGGTCTTTTTTCTAAAACTATTGGCACTTCATCAAGTAATTTTTGTGCTTTTGGTGATAGCAACTGGATTGCATCGTTTACCATTTTATCAAATTGTTTTTGCGTGTATCTCATTTCTCTTTCTTAAATTAGTTGATGACTGATTATGGAATCTATCTAAATAAATAATCGGAATATCTAATTTTTCATACCAGTGATTCTTTCCTATCCAGTCAGAACCCATAAACAATAAATCAAGTCCATCAGTCTGCAACATTAAAATTAACTCTTTCAGTTCAGACTCGGTTTCGTAAGGAATAATATCATCTACATACTTTATCCCTCTGAGTTTAATCATTCTTTCTGAAACAGTCTCAACAGGTTTATTTTTATCATCTCGTTCAATATGGGGATTAACATGCAAACCAATAGTCAAATGACTACAATGTTTTTTTGCTTTTTTGAATGCTATGAGGTGTCCAGCGTGGCATCCATCAAATGCTCCAGCGATAAATCCTTTCATTCGACCCTCCTGACATCTCTCTTGGTTAATTTATCTATGAGAGCAAATAAACTTTCTTTTATTTGCTCGTCTTGTAAATTATAACGACTCCTGAATACAAATTTACTTTCGTACTGATAGATAGTTTCTCCTGTCTGTGGGTCTACGTCTATAGATTCAATTATTTTTTTCATATCTTAGTAGTGAGGCGATATAACCCATATAGACAAGGTTGACCAACCCGATTATTTTGTTTTACCCATCCATATTTTCCTATTGTTTCAAAAATAGTTTCATAATCTGAATCAATAATCTTGTGTAGCCATTCGGAATCTAAATTATGAGGATGGGCTTTGTGGGGGTGGGTTTTGGCTAAATTGATACAGAAAGATAATGAAAGGTATCCAGAAGGTCCCAGAACCCTCGTACATTCGTTTATTACTTGTGCTGGACTCTCGCTATGGTCTAAGGCATTAACGCACGTTACAAGCGATATAGAGTCATTTTCTAATGGTATCTTCTCGCCCTCTGCTACAAAGTATTCAATGTTTGGATTGTAAAATTCCGGGAAATTTTCTACATATTCTTTATTTAAAGGGTCGATGGAGATTTTCCTCTTGCAAGGCAAATGTTGGAGTATCCCTCCCATCGGTCCTGAACCGATATCTAAAACAGATTTATCTTCTAAGTAAAGTATGTTATCTAAACCGAGTTTTTCTATCATATACGGATAACGTACCCACTCTCTTTCGAGTTTTATTTTTCTCATTTTTATGTCTTTAAGATTCCAAGAATCTAATTCTGCTTTTAACATTTTTGCACCAAAAAATGATGGTAAAATTCACTATTATTTTTGAAAGTGTCCATATCTTCCTCCTCGGTAAGATGATACTCCAAAACCTTAAACTTCTTTTTTATCTCCTGGATAGCATCGTGTGGTTCAATATTCGCTGGGATACCTATTAAGGCATATCCGCCCTTTTCGAGTAATCTATAAATTTCTCTTACTGCCTCAACTCTATCATTAAGATATTCGAAAACTCCGAAACATATTATCCCATCGAATTTTTTACTAACTGGTATTCGTTCTACAGAACCTACAATATCTGGATTAAGATTCGGGTCGTTATCTAGCTCTATAAACTCAGCCCAGGGGAAGTAGGCCCTATAATCATAAACATGAGTCTTTCCGATATGTAAAATTCTTCCATCTTTTTTAACCAACTGACCAAATTGCATTAGAAGATTATTGAATGTCTGCCTGGCGATGGATTTTTGTTCTTTGGATAAAACTGCGTCTATAATATCCTGGTCCTGCCAATAGTGTAAATTGACTCTTGCTCCAGTCTTGCCATCAAGGTAATCTCTAGCTTCTACCCTAGAATTATCATATTCCAGTCCGATTTCTTTGCAGACTTCACGAACCATAGAATCATCAATATTCCAAGGCGGATAAAAAACTCTTATTGGGCGATGAAGTTTGTTTTCAAGATATTCTACGCCATCGAGTAGGTCTTCTCTGCATTGGTTTATGCTAACCTTGGAATAATCAACATGGTCTAAGCCATGGAATTGAATATCTAGGAGAGGTTCGGTTTCCAAATACCAAGTCAATTCACGATTCTTCCATAAGTCTCTAGCAATGATAGCAACTGTATGTATCTCATTGTGTTTTTTATAAACCTCATGAAAGGATTTGAATAAAGTCAGGTCTGTATCTCTGGAAATGTCGTCATCACGAAATCGCATATCTATCTCTTCTTTCTTTTTAATATACCGATACCGTTAGAAGTATCGTTATTCTCAAATTTATATTTATCTTTCTTAAATTCTTTTATGGCATCCATTACTTCATTGTTGTTTGTATCGTGTAGCATTATTACACCACACGGTTTAACAAATTTGCTCCATTGATTTAGCTCGTCTAAAGTATGTTTATATTGATGTGATGTATCTATGAACAGACAATCTATTGGAATATTCCAATCCTTAACAATCTCCATATCGTCACCAATGATAAACTTTATATTTGGCTCATGAATCCAATGACTATCAATCTCTTTATTATCTATTGTATATACTATTCCACCAGAGTCATTTACTGCTGCTAAGAAAGCTGTCAACGATTTACTGGCACCAGTACCAAGTTCTACTATAACTTTGTTTTGTGAATGGATTTTCAAAATCATATTGTAAAGGAAGACGAGGCAATATTGCATGTCCGACCATTCTTTATCTAACTTTTCGACATCACTTAAACCAATATTTTTGTGCTTTTTATGTAATACTGCAATAATATTTGTAGCAAAATAATCAAATTCTACCTCGCCATAATTCTGTAACATATCTAAAAATCTTTTTTTATCAAAACTCTGGACATGCTCTTTTGGGGTTGTGCTACTAAAGTCTATTTTCTCGGCTAGTGGTGTTGTTATAATGACAGTGCCATCGTCTTTTGTTACTCGCAGTAATTCTTGGAATCCATCTTCCGGAATATCCAAATGTTCTATAACTTCAGAAGCAATTACGGTGTCAAAAGTTTTGTTAGAATTTTTTATATCTCTAATGTCTGATATAAAATAATGCTCTTTATCTGATAGATTTTTACAGATTTTAATAGTTGTTTTTGACCAATCAAAACCATATATGTTTGACTCTGGGAATCTTTTTTTAAGCCACCTTGTCAGCGGACCATGACCACATCCCGCATCGAGAATTTTTCCCTGTTTGACAAATTTTGATATTTTTTCAAATTTATCTTCAAATTCCCTATATTGTTTTAATTCCCGTTCTAATTTATTCTGTCTATCCCAAAATTCCGGTGTGTTAATATTCATCTACAATTCCTTTCTTGCATCTCAATCCTTCTCTGGCTTCCGCCCTCAATCTATGCTCGGTGGCATGCTGAACATTGGATTGCGGTGGTCTATCGTGATATTGATGAATAGAAAAAATATCGTTTGATTTGACCGTATAAAGTCCGAGCATACCAAGTCGTCGTTTCATGTCGGCATCGTTGTGTCCCCACGAAGTAAGTTCTTCGTCGTAACCATTAACAGCTAAAAGATTTTTTTTAGAAACAACATGTATCCCTGATTTTATATCTGTGCATCTAACTACGAAATTATCAGGGTCGCCCTCTTTATCAAATTGTAGGATATTATCCTGGGACTCTATTTCTTCTGGCTTGTCTATAGAATTTTGCGATAACTCGGCTAATCTGCCCTGAAAATACACTTTTGAACCGATTAAGAGCATCTTGTCATTGATAATATCTTTGATTATTTCAAAGTTTCTCGGCCCGTGAATCAATTCAGCCGAACACAAAACACACGCTTCCATAGTAGAAGCTCTAATACCTGCGTTATATCCGACAGAAGAATTGTTATATTCTTTTTTAGGTGGGAGTTTGATGTACCTATATCCGAACCCAGTGGAGAGTTCTTCACACCCAGTTTTTGAGCCGTCATCAACTATGATTACTTCGTCTGGCTGAACAGTATTTCTTTTAATCGAACGAAAAACAGCTGGCATTAAATTCGCTCGTTCAAAATATGGAAGAATCAAACTTATAGTCATACCATATCCTTGTCTGCTCTGACTACTTTTTTATACGGGTACAGACCACGAGGCTTGTTGGGGGTCATTTCACAGGTGATATTTTCTTTAGTATGTGCAATTTGCTTGATATGCCAAAATCCTTTCAGATAACCGTGTAAATCTATTCCATTGGAGGGAACGTGGAAAAATCCGAAGGTATCAGGAACAAAGAATCTTTTGTGGTCAGGGTGGATAAGAGACGCTTTGCCTGGAAAATTAGGGACATCTATCCGTAAAATGCCTTTGGGTTTGAGGACTCTGAAACATTCATCTACGCAGAATAAAAATCCATCTCCTAAATGTTCAAAAATATGGCTAGCGTCTATCCTGTCGATTGAATCGTTTTCAAATGGTAAATGGTCTTTTTCAATATCCAAGACATAATCGACACACTTGAAAGGTCTTATATCAATTCCTATTGCGTTTTTCTGTTTGTGAAAAGCACAACCGAGAACAACTACTTTCTTTTTATTTGTTAATATAGTCGTTTTCATATTTCCTCTATAAAACCATCGTATTGTCCCCAATCCCTTCCCTTATTGGCGACAATAAATTCTTTTTTATATGAACCTTCATCACCTTTTTTAGCATTCATTAAATCTTCGTTTGGTTTCCACGAGTCCTGTATCCATTGAGGCGGTCTATCATGCCACTGATGAATAACTGAGAAGGGTGCTTGGATAGCATTGACTCCGCTCTCTCTCAATCGTGTTATCAGGTCAACGTCATCGAATCCCCACCTACCATTACCGTTCTTACCAGACATCATCTCATCCCAGCCCCCAATAGCTAGGAGGTCTGCCCTCCGCACTATTAGGGACCAGGGTGAAACCATGTTCGCTTTCGTGTAAGTCGGTTCTCCGCCATGAACATCAACCGTTCCAGATTCCCAAACATTAACTCCGTATTCTCTGATGTATTCCAATGGGTCTTTTATTCTTTCCTCTGGAAAAGGAGACGATCCTTGTTTGCCGAAATAAACCCACTCTTGATAACCATAATGTTTTTCAGGTAAAGTTTTGGCAATTTCGATTATGTCTTCAATAAAAATATTCTCTGGCTCTGTGTAAATTAAAATATCTCCACGAGAGTTTTTAAGACCTATGTTTTTGGGGATTGAGCAAGAATCCCAGTCTGGATTGTTGTGTCTGATGTATTGGATTTTGCCTTTTAAAAAATCTAGGCTTTTCAGCATATCGGGGACTTCGTGTTGGTTGTGAGTCCCATCATCAACTATGGTAATAAAGTCTGGTTGAGTAATATACTGAAATCTTAAAAGATTTTTTCTTAGAAGTTCTGTTCTATTGAATACGCTAATTATTAATTCCGTGGTCATGTCAGTAAATTTATTAATGATACTGCTATTAAAGTGACCGATACGATGAACAAAGCTATAATAGTGCCTTCATCATTCATAGAATTTTCTTAACTCATCTTTATTTTTATTTAACCATTCATAAGTCTTTGAGAAGGATGCTAGAATGCCATTTCTAGGCTTCCAGAGCTTCTCTAAGGGGCGTATGTCCGAATAATAGACTCTATGGTCGGCTATCCTCCAATCAGCAAATGAGAACTGTAGAGGCTTGTTATTGAAACCGAATTCACGATCAATCTTATCTATGAGTTCGATCGCTTCTAAAAGAGAAACTGTGTTTTCTGGACCACCACCGACATTAAAGACTTTTCCAGCAAAATTCTCTGGCTGAGTGACGGCTAGATAATAGAGTTCGGCTATATCATCTCCATAGAGAACGTCTCTGACCTGTTTGCCGTTTCCGAAGATAGTTAAGGGCTTTCCTAGAAGTTTGGCAATCATAAACCAACTGAACCAGCCCTGCTCATCTGCACCTAATTGATATTTCCCTCCCAAACACGACATGCGAAAAACGGTTGTTGGGACTCCGTAGGTATGAAAGTATTCCTGACAATATAAATCAGCCGAGGCTTTGCTACAGCCATAGGGGCTGTGGCTGCGTTCGCCCTTACCATCCATAGGAAAATCAGTCGTAATACCTTTTTTATATTCTGGGTCTTTGAAATCATAACGAAAATCTTTTTCTTCTAAAGGTAAATCACAGATAGCATCAGAATAGACCTTGTTGGTCGAACACTGAATGACTGGAATTGGATGACCGCCAGCTTTTCTTATTCGTGCGTATTCTAGGATGTTCATCATTCCATCCATATTAACTTCAAAATCATAACGAGGATTCTTAATACTCCAAGGTATGCCAGCGTTGGCGGCACAATTTATTATTGCGTCAACCCTATCTATCTCTTTTAAGTCAGAATAATTCCTGACATCACCGTGAACGAAAGTATAGTCAGGATGATTGAGAATATTGGTATAGACTCCTCTTCTATGGAGGTTATCAAAAGCGATGACTTTCCAGCCATTAGCGAGAAATTTAAGTGCTATATTCGTACCAAGAAATCCTGTCCCGCCAGTACAGAGTAAAGTCTTCATATTTTGTATTCCTGTCGCTGAATTGTTTCTGTTTCAGCATAAACATCTAGTCTGTGTTTTCTATTGAGATAATCCACGTTGGGGATGTTTTTATCTTGGATTTCTTTGATATTTCTAGGATGCCACATGTGATAACCTCGGATTTCTTTGTTTAGACTTACGGGCCATTCGCATTGTTTAATTAAAGTAATCCCGAAATCTCCATCCTCTGTCGGGGCGGTGTACCATTCGTCGTATCCGCAGAAGTCGTCTTTGTTCGCATCGGGGTTAAACTTTTTCTGAAACTTAGCTACATCCAAGAAGATATGTTTTGGGACGAAAAGATTTCCTCCCCAACAACTTAACATTGCAGATTCCCAGTGAAGTTCATCGGGTGTGGTTTTCATAAACTGTTCATTCCTAGGGTCTTGACCTAACATTCCGTGCGGAGAAGCGTTCGGAATCGGAGGGAGTTTCTCGTCAAAAATATCCTGATAGCGGTTTAAAATATCGTCTTCGGTAATCTCCATCGGCACGCCCCAGTCGTACATCCCCACGACGACACGATTGGGATTTTTCTGATAGCATTCGGCATACTTGGCGAGAGCATCTTCGGGAAGGAGGACATCTGAATCAAGAAAAAGATAAGCGAGGGAGTGTTCTGATGCGTTTCTGACTCCGTTATTACGAGCTTTGCATTGTTTGTAGGTTTCGGTATGCTCGCCATTCCAGATATATTTAACTTCAAATTTATAGAGCTGATTTTTCTTTTCAAAGAATTCCTTTGTTCCATCGGTGGAGCCATCGTCGGAGATGACGACTTCAAAGTTTGAATCTGTCTGTTTCTCTAATGCCCGAAGAACCAACTTCAAATGTCCCAAACGATTATAAGTCGGAATTACTATAGATAAAAACATTTAAACCTCCACCTTATGTTGTTTAATTTCTAATTTTGGACTTCTAGTTTGGAGTTGAAGTTCCTTCTGATAATCTGCGTAATCTTTGTTTCCCCAAAGAGCAATTTTCTCGCCCCACTCACTAAAAAATAAAGTTCTATTAGCGTCTTCTTTGGAGTATCTACCAACACTTTCTCCTTCATAGTGATACAACTGCGAGCGTGGTTCATAAAACACTCGGTATCCCTTTTCCCTGGCTGCCAAACAAAAGGCTATATCTTCCCATCCGCAGAAATATCTTGTATCGAATCCTCCAAGCATATCCCAGAGTGTTTTTTTGACAGCGAAGACTGCTCCAGTGACCGCAGGGACATAAGCAGGTATATTCACCTCTGGAATGTCTGACGGGTAGCCAAAATAACGATGATATGGAGTGCCATTTTCTAAAAAAATCACAGCCGCATGCTGAATACCCATAGATTTAGGAGAAATTAATTTGCTCCCGACAATTCCTACTTCCGGTCTTGCTAGAGCATCTAATATCGGTTCTAGCCAACCCTTACAGGGGATTATATCGTTGTTAAACGGCAGGAAACAGTCAGTCTGGCAATCTTTGCCAGCTTGGTTGTGAGCATACGCAAACCCACCATTTTTATCATTAAAATAAATAGTTGTTTTTACGCTACGGTATTCTTTAGAGTCAACAAATTCTTTTTGTATCCATTCGGCAGTACCATCGGTGGAAGCATTATCTATAATAGCCAACTCAAACAATTTAGGGTCGGTGTTTTTGAATAGATATTTAATACACTGCTTTGAGAATGGCAGGGAGTTATATAGGACAATGCTGATAGTGGCTTTCATTTTTGTTTCGCTAGGGGTTCTAAGTCTTTGTCTAAAACTTCCTTACACAACTCCAGGAATTGTTTGGTGATTTTACTCGCTTCGAGCTTCTTCACCCATTTGAGACCATTGCGTTTGAACTTATCCCTCAATAGGGGATTTTCCCACACTTTGATTATCCCATTAGCCAGGTCATCGGAGTTTAAAATAGCGTGTTTTGTGATTCCTCCAGCATAAATCCAGGCGGATGGAGCAACCAGATACCCTCTCTCTTCTGAGAGAATTTCAGTAACTGCGGAACACTTCGTTCCTATGGACGGAACCCCAGCTGCCATCCCTTCAGCCAGGGGAAGCCCGAACCCCTCACCCATCGTCGGAAGACATAAACAATCAACTGAGTTATAAATTTCATTCATTATTTCGTCAGTGACTGGACCAGAAGTCCTCAAAGCTGAAATATATTCAATCATATCAAGGTTCTTAATAATGCCACTATAGTCGAAAGTTTCTTCTGAACCATCGGGTCGTTTCGTCGGTAGGGAGTGGAGAAGAAGTTGGATATTGGTAATACGCTTGGAGGCTTTTTTGACCGCTTCCATCAGAACTGGAGTATTTTTCCTGAATTGATTTCTCCCGACCATTAAGACGACAAAACGCTCTTCAGTACGGTACTTCTTGCGTAGGTTCTCAACTTGCAATGGTTTGTAGATTTCCAAATCTATCGGTGGATAGAGAACACGCACATCGCCCTTACTTTTATAGGCTTTTTCAAATTCATCTTCTAGTGTATATTTACCGAATTTTGAATGGACCAGATTCAAGTGTGCCCAGGAAGCACACATAGCGTGATGATGATTTAGGGGTGCACCATCAATGACTCCCCACATAATATATTTCATTTTCCATTTGCGAGGCTTGGAGAGAACTGGCTGAATAGCAGGTAAAACAAAATAGTCCTGTAAAACTAGGACTATATCAGGTTTGAAATCTTCAATGGCATATTCCAAAATCTCGGCTGACCAATAATCTCTGGTTCCCTTAATAGCAGTCGGGTAAACAAATATTTCCGTCTTTTGGAGTCCGTTGTAATCTAGGGCTACCTGTCTGACTTCTACATCTTTGGGTAGATATTTAATTAAAGTCCTTATCTCTTTTGCGAATCCACTTGCCTGTTTGAAAAAGTCCCCATAAATTAAGACCTTCATTTCACCTCCTTGATATATTACTTTATATGTAGCACTTCATTTTTTGTTTGTCAAATCCTCAAGTTATAGTTTCTAAAAGAGCTTTAACGACAATCAAATCCATCACATCGTCTCGTTTTTTTCTTTGATTTGAGTCAAACTCAAGCAAATCAAATTCCTTTTGCCCTAATTTATCAATCAACCAATCTCTATAATATGATTTGTCTTCGTGGCTTCGTTTATGGCAATTCCAACAAAGACAATGAGTATTCCGTTCATCGAAGCGTGTATTTTCTTTCCCCCTACCAAAGTAATGCGCCGCTTCTAGTTTTATATCTGCGCGACCGCATATTTCACACTTCCCCCCACGGCGGATATACTTCGAGAATAAAGTATCAGTTTTTCTTAACCTTATCGGGTAATACCCCATCTTCCTCCTTCGGCTCTTTTGGTTTCTCTACCTTCACAAACTTTGTTAAATCAGGTGTTATCTGCCAATTCTGGTCAACTTCGTGTTCCTTTGAAAGATAAGCGACAAACTCGTCAACGGCTTGCTTGGCTCCGTTGAATCTAGCTACTTTGTTTTTAAGTTCTTCAATCTGGGCTTTTGATAATTGCTTCTCCATTATTCCTCCTTATTTAAATATCTTTTTAAACAACGCGCGAATTTTCATCATCAGTCCCAAATAACCGCTAAGGGCAAGTTGGTTAAGTTGCCGATATGGAATAACAATATTATAGAGTCCGTGTGTTGCAGAAAATTTATTTTTCCTAAAATCAGAGTGTATGTCTTCTCTATCTAGCGAAACTTTCGTGTATTTACTCATTTATTCCTCCTTTTTATCTCTTTCATCTAGTTTTTTTCCGCAATATTGGCAATATTTTTTTTGGCACTCGCAAGGAAGATTTAAAGTAGTGGTAGGACTCTGACAGTAATGAAAAAACCCATAAGGTGTCCATTGTCCGCACTTATAGCATTGCCACGCTGTACCCATTGTAAAATTATTTTCCACTATTCCTCCTAAATTTTTTATCTCTCCTAATCCGTCTAGTCATACCTCTAGGGGTTCTGTTAGGATTCAACCATTTTTCTTTGCACCACACCCAAAATCTCTGAAGTTTGCTCGCCTTCTTCAGGCGGTTCTTTGTCCGGCGGTCTTCCGCCCAGTATCTCTTAACTGACTCTGCTTGATGTGCCATTTAACTCCTTTATTTTAACATCTTATTCCAACAATCCGTTTTATATCCTCTGATAGCTGGCGAGGCGTAGGATAAAGGGCATTCAACCTGTGAATTATCTGTCGGGTCTCTATTTTCAAGCAGTTTAGCCGAACAAGGGCTGGATAGCCCACTCTTTCGAGGTGTCAGCTTGCCACTCCGTAGTCATCGTAAGACCCCAAGCATACTCTCGTACTTGCCACGGGATTGTTGGAATAAAATGTCAAATTAACATCGCACAATCTAAATAAAAATCATCACTGTGAACAAACTTCTGACAATCCATACATATTCTCACGATATTTTCCTTTTCCTCCCCGCCCCCTCTACTTTTAGGGATTTTATGATGTTTTGTTAATTTCTTGGATTCACTACACACTGGACATACCCCGTCTGGTTTCACGAGCTTTAATCTCTTTTTACTGGGATGATATGGATTAAATTGGTTAAATGGATCATTCATTTGTGTACTAATGTATACTTTACCCAAAAATGTATACTTATTTCTCAAGGTTCTTACTATCAATACATATCTCCGCAAATTCTCGCAAACTCGGGTCAACGGTTCTCAAAAGCTCTCGGTCATTATCATCTCCGTTATAACACCTCGCACATTCACCAAATCTATCAATAAATTTCTGTTCAAGAAATCCTTTCTTGACACTAATTCCACAGTTTTTACATTTTTTCATTTATTTCACTTTTTTAAGATTCTTGGCCCACTTAATCAATCTTTCAATGAAACTTGGTTTACCCATAAAAATTGTTTTGCCACAATGAGGACAATCTACCCAATATAAAGGGTCTTTTGTCGCTGTCCATAATGCTGTTTTATATTTCATTTGCTTTTTATTGTGCATATAAAGATGTTTACAGATTTGTTTATTTATCAATGGCTGGAAAAAGAAGTTAAATTGATGTCAAATGTATGTTAACCCTTTACATATCATCAGGTTGGAGGGGGAGCAAGCCCTCCGCCTTTGGATTATTCCTCAGGCACGGCTTCAACTCCCCCAGAAGGGCTATCGTAGGCGTTTGCTGTGGGTATAATACCCCGCCCATTAGCCCTGTGCGTCCAGAGCGTCGTCCATCCGTAGCTTGCGAAGCGCTGAAACGATGATGCGTTCCGCCTCGCCCCAAGTCGGGACATGGGTCTGTCCCTTCTTAGAGCCTGCCTTGACAGCGACCTTGAGCCGTCCAGCGTCTGCCGTAACGTCCACCTGAACCTGACGATGACAGGACTCAATTCGGACTCTCATGGCCGCCCTCCTTTTTTGAAGCCCTAGGTAAACAACCCCCGCATTTAGAGCCGAGATTGCTTATCTAGAGCTCCAACTTGCAATGTACTATTTTATTCTACTCTTATTTGTCAATAGCTTCTAGCTTACTTAGTTTATCTAATTGCTCCCCTTCTTTGTAATCTTCATCTCTGTATTGCATTAAAACCTTCTTTGCTAAAGACAAA